CGCCGACAATGACATGGTCAAGGTCGTGGCAGAAGCCGGTTTCACAGTCCAAGACGTTGAAGGCCTCCGTGGGGTATTCGCGGAGGTAAGCGTCAATGAGTCGCAGAACCTCCTCCGGCGTGCGCCACGACTCGACGGGCGGGTTGTCGGCGTAGTATTGCCAGACGGCGGCGTCCATGGCGGCCCGGCAGTCTGGTGGCACCGCGCCCACGGCGCAACGGGTGTAACGGACGCGCAGGGCTTCGTGCAGTGCGCCTCCGGCGCAGAGCGCCGCAGGCATCAGGGAAGGGGCCAAGCCGGTGCCGCCTGCGACGTGCTTGAACCAAGCTTTTGTCGGGCACTCGTCATGGGCTCCTTGTGCGCTGCCGTCAATGACAAGCGTCTGGTTGCCGGGGTCGAAGCTGAAAGGAAGGAGTTTCATGTTGTGGGTGTTACTCCTTTCTCTACGACTACAACCTCCCACCCGTCGCGGCGTCGGCGCTCACGTTCGGCCAGGCTGGTGTTGCTGCTGAGCTTAAGCCACGGGTCGCCGGCACGGCGGCGACCCCACAAGACGTAGGTTTTCACGCAACGTATTGGCTGAGGGCGCGGCGGACTCCGACCATTTCGCTTTCGATCCGAGCCACGGTGACGGGCTGGCTCGCGTTGTCCTTGGCGTCGGCGGCAAGCCGGGCAAGGTGGGCGGAGAGACGGCGGGCGCGGTTGTTTCGACGATTGGTGCGATGTTGTGCGTTCATTGTCTTTGTGTTGTTGACTGAGCAAACAAGACCGGCCCGCTTTCGCGGCGGGCCGGGGTTTGTTGGTTCAGCTCATGGCTCTGATCCTTTCATTGTTGAAAAGCGTTCGGGTCAAAAAGTAGCAGGTTCAGGGCCAACTGCCGCCTGTGGCGGCTCGTTGCAGAGACGCTCAGCAATCGCGTCTTGAGCTTCACCGAGCAGCGAAGCAACCGCCCACGGTTCGAGGCGATCCGGGCCATCCACGATTCCGTAGTGTTTCAGGCTCATGCGATGCGGCTCCGCGCCGAAGGGCTGGGGCCATACAAAGATCAGGCTGTCGCCCGGGCGCAAGCCGCTGGCGGGGTGGGCGTCGGACCAGCGGGCGAGCGGTGCGCCGCTCAGGACGGCGCGGCACCAGAGGGGGGTGATCGTGAGGCGCATATGTCAAGAAGGTTTGTAGATTGCGTCGAGCAGGCCCTTCTGAAAGCGGTGACTTTCGCCAAGCCGGACGCCGTAATACATGGCCACGGTTTGGTACAGCTCGGCCCGGTCCGAGTCAGTAACGGAGTCACCAAACAGTGAGTGTGTCTCCCTCCCATCCTCGAAAGTGACGGTGCCAACCGCGTCGCCGGCGTTATTCAATAATTGCCAGCAAGTCACCAGACGGACGTTACCGTCGGAGCGGTCAGTGTAGGTAAGGCCAAGGTGAACTTTCATAGTGGGCGGTCGTTAACGGTTGTCAAGTTGTTGCCTGTTTGAGTGTGTACTAAGCAGAAATGGGGCCATTTACGATTCGCCTTTGGCTTTGGCGAGGATAGCGCGGCACTCGTCGGCGGTTGCAGTTACGGAAGAAGCTTGTTGCGGATGGCAATAAGCTCGGGACCATTCGGACAAGTCTTGTAACTTCCAAACCGCGTTTTGCAGCGCCGACACAAGCTCGTCGTGGCAATTCCAGCAGTGGGCGAGGCGGGCAGCACAGGTTTTTTCCGCTTTCCAGTCACGGGCAAGACCCCGGCCTATCTGTTCGCCGTTGTCATCACGGATCAGGCGGAGGCCGTCTGCTGCTACATGAATCTTGGGTGTCATAGGCTTGTCGTCTTTGTGCGTTCTGGTCAAGGGCCACAGCGCGGCCCCTGGACGGAACGGGCGGCACGAGGCCGCCTTGGGGCTACAGAGTTTCAAGCAACGCTCGCGCTGCTTTGGCTTCGGCCTCCCAATGAGGGTGCAAGGCGAAAACTGCTTTGGCAAAATGCTCCTTGGCGGCTTTCATTCCGTGCTTTGCTCCGGTCGCACCGGGCTTGTTGTGCCGGAGCAGGGCAGCGCATTCGTCGCGGATTTGTGTGGCCTCCTCCCGAGTAATACGCAGGTGGTTGGCCAAGGCAGTAAGGCATTCATCCGGGGATTTTGGCGGCTCAGAATTGCCAGCGTGATACCGCTCGCCGTGTGCTGGGATTGCGCCGGCCATGAAATACCAGCCATTTTCGACGGCGTACATAGGCACGCCTGCCGGGTCTGAAAGGTGAAGCCGGACAAACGGCGCAAGATCGGGGCGGAGGTCAAGAATTGTTTCGTGACAACAGCCACCATAAGAATCGTCTCGGTCGCCTCCAAACCATGCGGTGCATGTCCAATAAGGCGCGGTGTTTCCCTGGATGAATTCCAAGCCGACCGTGATCGTTCCTGGCAAGCCGGAGCGGTCACTGACTGAAATACGTTTCAGGACTGAGAGGCTCATATTTGTGGGGTTTGATGTTACTTGGACTTCGACGACTTTACCGTGCCACCGTTCGGGCCGCATTCGCCGCGGAGGTAGGAGAACCAGCGGTCGCGCTTGAACGCCGGACTGTCGGCGGCGAACACGTTGGCAATAGCTTCGGCGGCCTCTTCAAACGCGGACACTGTCGCATTAGCGTGGTCAAATTCGGTACCGCTCGAAACAGAAAGGTTTTCGAGCGTGCGCTGGGCGTTTTGGACCAGTGGCTTGAGTGCGTCCGCGATTGCGATATAGTCTTTCTTGCTCATTTTGTGTTTCGGTTTGTTGTTGACGGGGATTACTAAGCACGTTTGATGCCAGTCTAGACTTTAACCAGCCTGCCATGTCGGTAAATCGGTGACACCGAGTCATACCGCCGTGCCTCCACGGCGCAGGCGCGGACTGACCGGTGTGATCCGCCAGGCGAGCAGTACCCAATAACGGTACACATTGACGAGGCGTCCAAGCCGTCAGCGTGGAATGCCCGGACAAATCCCGGGCGTTCGTTGTGACGGTCTTCTTCGATTATGATGATTTGACTTTTCACGTTGTCGTCGTTGCGTTGACTAGGTTTTACTTAGCAGATATAATGCCAACAAAGAGCTTGACTTCGCGCTTTCACCATGATTCACTCGCGGCATGGATTCAAGCGCGGTTCGGCGGTCATACAACAAAGAAGCCAAGCTCACAGAGCAGCGCCGCAAGCTCGCGGTGGCCAAAAGACTTGTCCTCGACGGTGCGACACAAGCAGAGGCGGCCGCGGAGTCTGGGCTGGGCGTGACGAAAGTGGCGGAAGCCTCATCCCGCGAAGGATGGGCGTTGCAACGGGCGACGGCGGCCGAAATCGCCTTGGCTGAAAGCTTGGACTGGCGGGGTGAGCGTGCCGTCTATCGGGCGCAGTCATACGCAACCGCCAAGCGGCTTCTAGACGCAGTGGAACTGATCCCGGACACTGGCGAGCGGGTTGAATCATGGCGGGTTGTAAACCGCGAAATCCGGTCCATTCTGGGGATGGACTCGGACGGTGGCGGAGGGTCGGTCAATGTGGCGGTCTTTACAGGGCCGGCAGGGCGGTGAGGCTACGACAGCAACTCGCACGCATACCCCGCGAAGTACTGACCGCGGACGCAAGCTAGCAAGTCGCGGAAGTCGAGGAAGTCAAATTGCCCGCGATGCTCGCGGATATAAGCGAGCCGTTCGGCAGGACGGTAGCAGTTGCGCCAGACTTCGTTCGCCTCGTCGGTTTCGGTTTGGCTGTAGTGTTCCTCATCGAGGACGGGGTAATTTTCGAGCTTCTCCGAAAGCCGCTCCGCTTCCACAACGGCTTCCGTACAGGCTGGATTGACTAGCAAGTAGTCAATCCAACCCACCGCCCAATGAGACGCACGCTCTACCGCAACCGGGGAATCGTCGCCAGGCCATGCCTTGACGCTGGGCAAAGCATTCAAGGCGGTTTGGAAGCATTGCCAATTTGAACGTTCCAAAGCTTGTGCGTCGCGGTGAGTATCGAGCGCAACGAGCCAATCGGCGCGGTCGCCCCAGTAGGCGGAGTCGCCAACGGCTTCGAAGAATTCACGAAGGGTTTTCATAGCTTGCTTGTGTAGTGTGTTTAACCGCCCACTACGCCCCCGGCTCGCGGGGGCGTAGGTGGCGGGTCAAGCAATCAAGTAGAAAGCCGTATAGGTGCCAGTTTCGTTGCAGGTGCAGTTATACCACTCAAAGTTTTGGACGTAGGTATCAAAATCTGCCGCCTTACGCTCATGTTCATACTCGCTTGCTTGCGCCTTGGCGATTTCGGTAGCGAAAACGTCAATGTTCGGACGCCAAGGAAAACCGGGGCGAAGCTTGACGGGGCACAAACTCATGTTGCGTTTTCCCCAAAGCCTTCGCGCCTTGGCTTTGCTGATTCTGACCAGATTCCCGATTTTATAGGCGTTCATATTTTGCTAGCTTGTTGTGTTTGACCGAACAATGCGCGGCTCTTCACGAGAGCCGCGGTTTGCGCGTTCAAACGGTCAGGCTGTGGGGGTAGCAACCGGGCGATTGGATTCCGCCCACTGCGTCAACGGGATTTCGTTGGCGGGAGCCTCGACAATGACTTGACGCCAGCCAGAACCATAAACATAGTAGCCACGATCCCAACGCCACGTTGCGCCTTGACCGGCCCGGTCAAGGGCGGCGTCCAGTTTGGTGCGACCGCGGGCGATGGGGTCGCAAGGGGGACCATACTTGGACGCCATAACCTTGACGCGTTCCGTTTCACGCCATGTCTGAACGACGAAGGCAGCTGGGTCGGTCACGACGGCAACGGGCGTCTGGCCGTATTGCCAGCTTGGGGCAGTTGCGGGACGCCCATCGTCGTGCGTTGCTGGTGTGAAGGCCAGCGAACCGATTGCATGGCTTGAAAGATTGCAGTTTTGCCAGACTGCAACTCCGCCGCGAGTGGCTAGCCATTCGAGTATCTGCGGAGCTTGTTCGGGGGTGATTTGATAGGACATGGCTTTCGATGTTTGTTGTTTCGTTTCGTTTGTTCTCGACGGGTGAAAAGTAGCAAGTTAGGGGCCAAGGCTACCACCGTGCCCATACTGGTAGGCTAGTGTAAATGTCGTCACAAATGTCTTCATATATCCTCGCCGTAACAATTCGCCCCGCTTCACGTTCGCGCATAGCAGTCAATTTGTTCCAGCAATAATGCGAGACTAGTCTGGTCGCCTTGAACATTCCCGGTTTGTCGGGGAACCAAGTCCTAGCTATGGCGGGATGTCGTCCACTACCGATTGTGTCAATCCATTCGTGCAATTCGTTAACGGTGGCGCAGTCTGGATTGAATTGTGCGAAGTCTAGGTGTTTCATATGTACCCTAAAAGATAGCATGTTCGCTGCCAACTTTGACGGCGGGGAGCGTTGGCGGGGCGGCGGTGGCGACCTACCTTGTATTTACATTGTACATACAACCGCGGGGCGATGACTTAGGGACGAAATTTCGTACCTTGTGCAATTTTTGCACAACGCCAGGTAGCAAAAAGCCCCGGTTTTTGAGGCCGGGGCGCTGGGGAGAGGCTAGGCAACGCCGGCCTTGGCCAAGGCGGCGCGGGCGTTGTCGTACCAAGGCGCGCCTTCGATGCCGCCGCACTGGCGGAGTTCATCGTGCGAAACGGCAGCCTGCAATGCTTCGATCAGCTCCGGGACCGCCGCGATGGCGCGGGCGTTGCCTAGCGTACAGTCTGCCAGCCAACGGCCCGAAGAGTCGGACACTGATTCGATTGCTTTGGATGTGCCGTGGTTGTTGACCGACCACGGGCCGGGTGTGATTTGTGCTTTCATGGAGTGTTGTGTTACAGTTTGACTTGCGACAATGTGAACGTGGACGGATAGTAGCCAAAGTCAGCGACCATGAGCTTCGCCATCTCGAAAGCCTCTTCGAGAGACGTGGCGTCAATCCACAAGCGGAGGGTGTAGTGTGGGTTGAACGTGACGAGGACGAGGAATTGAGTAAGCATGAGATTCAATGTTGACGGTCACAAATGAACGCTGCCACAGCGCTCGCGATGCAAGGCAGGACCACGATCAGGATGGTGATGATGGTTTCGGTGGGCATGGGATGTTTGGGGGTGTGCGTGCGTGTTCAGACTGTCGGATAGAAAAAGTTGGCGTGCTTGTTCCTGAATTGCGAAATGGCATCAACAACCCGGCCGTGCCACTCGCCATCATGGCGGCGGATTTCAACGTCAAGGGGAATGAACGTCACGCAAGGATGTTGGTCCGGGCGGCGTTGACTCTCGGCCCACGCGGTCAGTTGTTGTAGGTCTTTGAGGGTGAAGACCAGACTAGCTTTCATGTTGTCTCGTTTGTTTCTGGTTTGCTGTCGCGCCTCATTTACTAGCAAGTGCAATGCCAATCGCGACCCGTCGCCAGCGTGGTGCAAGCTCGCCCCACCAAGGACAACGCACGCACGCGCACGCGAAAGGCGAGCCAAGGAATCTCTTCTCCGCTCCGGCCGGCGAAGCCGGGGCGGGGTTCCTTTGGCGGGGTGCGCGTTCAGTCATAGACCGCTCGCAGGAAAAGTGCCCAAAAGCGGGTATTAGACAGCCTAACAAAGCGGCGCGGCGGCCCTTACGGGCCGCACCGGGACAAGCTCGACAAGCTAGCCAGGAGAGCTTGTTCTCTACGGTCGCCGCCGAGCGGCGACATGGCCTCGCGTTGGCACCGATCCTGCTATTTTTGAGGCAGTCGGCTGCGCCGACTCTCAAAGCAAAAAGCCACCATGACACCACTCGATCAGGAACGTCTCCACCGCCTGAGCGCCGCGGCCGCCGCGCTGGGTGAGTATTTTGACTCGGTGCGGATTTTCGCCACGGTTCACGACGCGCAAGGCGACGAGACGAAGGCATATACGAGGGCGTCGGGGAATCGGTATGCGTCCGAGTTGCAGGTGCGGGAGTGGGTGGATTTGGTAGAGGCAAGCGCGATGGTCGCGGATGACAACGACGGAGACTAAGAAATATGCCAAAAGTAAACAGAGTCGAACACGCAAGAAAACCACAGGGCAAATGTAGCAAGTGTGGAACGGACATTATTTCCGGCGCACCCTACGTCTGGTGGAAGTTTCGATATGGTGGCCGGCGCGTCCGCTGCACGAAACCTGAATGCCAACCCAAACCATCCGACCTCACCCAGTCTGAGTACCTCAGCACTGTGTATGAATGGCAGGAACGGACATTCGAGTTCGACTGCCGGGAAGACGTCGAGAGCGCCAAGGAAGAAATGGCAGGCGAGATCGAGACTCTGCGGTGCGAGCTTGAGGAGAAGCTGGATAACATGCCGGAGGGGTTGCGTGATGGTGACACCGGACAACTTCTTCAGGAACGCATTGCCTCGCTCCAGGAAGCGCAAGACGCAATCGAGAGCATCGAGGTCGAGATTGAAGGCGAGGAGCCGGAGGAGCCGGAGCGAGCGGAAGGCGAGACTGACGAAGCATTCGCTGCCCGTCGGGCTGCTTGGTGTCAGGAGGTTGAGAAGTGGAATGAGAAGAATCAACCTGCCTTTGAAAGTGCGGCCAACGAGATTGTGGACGCGCTGAGTTCTATTTCGTAAGTTGAATTACGGAGAATGACAACTATGGCACACGACGAAATGATTGCGGAGGAGGTGGCGACATGAACAACAAGCAACTGCGGGCGAGCAGGGCTCGCCCGAACTGGGCTTTGCTTGCGGCTTTGGCCGCAAGCGGAGCGATCTGGGCGGTTTTGATCTGGATCGTGATGCATTTATGAGAACACTGACAAACGTATTACTGGTGGTCGGCATTTTTACATTCGCGGTGAACGTGGAGCGTGTCGTGTCTGATCTCTACGGCCGGCTCGACGCTCTGGCGTCGAGGCAGGCGATGCTGGAGGACGAGGCGGCGAGGGCTTTTTGGCGCGGGCGCGTTGAGCCCGCCGTGGAGAACAAGCTCGACTCTGCGACGGAGGCGGCGCGATGAACGCGGCTTCGACGCGGGAGCGGTGTGAGACGTGTCGGTTCGCGGCGGCTTTTTCCACGGAGAATTCAATATCTTGGGGCACATGCCGGCGCTTTCCACCAACGGTGCTGGATCAAAACAAGTATGGGTTCTCAATGTGCCGCAGCCCGAAAGTCCGTGCTGATGCGTGGTGCGGCGAGTGGCAAGGCCGACGGGACACCGGCCTGGAGGCGGTGGGTTTATGAGTGGCGCGTCGAAAGCGGGTGGTCTGATCTCTACGGCGGCTCTGCCATCGCCGTGGCCTCCTACGGAGGCCGTCGCGGTCGCGTGGGACGAGCCGTGGCCGCTGGGCGGGCCGGATTCGTTGGAGTACGCCGACATGGAATGTCGAGTCTCGGTGGCGGATGCCATCCGCATCCAGCGGGCAGCGATGGCAGAGACGGCTGCGGGCCGGCAATTCGCGGCGGCGATGACGGACGCCGAGTTGCTGGGCGACTTCGTCGCCGTTCACTGGGCGAGGTTCGTGGGGGCGGATGGGCGCTTGGTGGAAGACGGTGAAAGTGCGGGGATTATGATCTCGACGGCGGCGGAGTAGCCACCCGACTCCTTACTTTATGGAAACTCCAGTGTTGACTCATTGCCCTACTTGCCGGACGGCTCTCGGTGCAGTCGAGACGATTCGACTGAACCGGGATTACGTAATGCTGAAGTTCGTCTGTCCGGGTTGTGCTCGTCGGGAGGCGGTCCGCTTTTCGATGGAGGAGGCGGTGAAGCCGCCCCGGGAGCTTGTTCTTGACGGTGCGGTGTTTGACTCAAAATGAAAACCTTCTACAACGACAACGACGCAGCGGTAGCTGCGTGGCTCGGCGAATTAATCAAAGCCGGGCTTGTTCCCGACGGCGCGGTTTCGACCCAATCAATCCATGAACTCACTAGACTCGACATTGGCGGCGGATGGACGTGCCACTTCTTTGCTGGCATTGGAGGATGGCCACTTGCATTGCGACTCGCTGGGTGGCCCAATGAACGGGCCGTCTGGACCGGGAGCTGCCCCTGCCAGCCATTCAGTTGTGCCGGTCGTGGAGGCGGAGAGTCCGACTCCCGCCACCTGTGGCCAGAGTTCCGACGACTCATCGCGGAGTGCCGCCCTCCAGTCGTGTTTGGAGAGCAGGTTGCGAGCCGCCTTGGACGTGAATGGCTCGCCGGAGTACGCGCTGACCTGGAAGCACTGGGATATGAAGTCGGGGCCTCCGATTTGTGCGCTGCGGGCGTCGGCGCGCCGCATGTCAGACAGCGATTGTACTGGGTGGCCGACACCACAGGCACACGATACGCACAAACGCGGGAGCGGGCAGACTTACGAGAAGAACGGAGCTGGGAATGCGTGCCTGGCGACATCAGCAGAGCTGGCGGGTTGGCCAACACCGGGGGCGCAATCACCGAACAGTCTGCGAGGTCGTGGGCAGGACCCGACGCTGCGATTACAGCAGGGGCACCAGATAAACCTGACGGATGCGGCGTTGCTGGCTGGTTGGAACACCCCGCGAGCAACGGACGGCAGCAACGGGGGTCCGAACCAGGCAAACGGTGCGTTGAGCGCGGACGCCTCGACGGTTGGGCCACCGCCCGTTGGCACACCTGCCTCGACGGCAAGCTCCGACGCATACCGCCTGAACCCGAGTTTTTCCCGCTGGCTCATGGGCTTTCCGGCCGGGTGGGACTCCTGCGGGGCTACGGCAATGCAATCGTGCCGCAAGTCGCGGCGACGTTCGTGAGGGCGTTCATGGAGGCGGTGGGAATTGAGCCTGTTCTTGACGGCGGAGGTGGGCGATGAGTACAGACCTTGATGAACTCGCGGCGCGAATCGCCGCGGAGTCGAACGCGGCGGTGAACCAACGTCTGGCCCTGCTGTTGTGGCGGCTGGTTGGCGACGATTTGGACGCCCGGACGGTCGTGGCCGCGATGGAGCAGCGATGCCACCACGACGGGCGGACGGAATTTTGGTGGGGTCCGCTTCTTCTGCTGGCGTGGCGGCTTCGCTTTGATGGCGGTGGCGATGGCGTCGTGCTGGAGTGCCATGAGCGACGAGCCGAGCCGGCCGTCGAGGGCGGGACAGAGCCCTGCTGTAGCGCCACTGTAGCCCGCAAGTAGCGTATGCCTCCAATCTCTAAACCCCGTAGTAGTAAGGTAGTTACGTCTGTTGTAGCGCCTGTAGCGGGTGTAGCGGGGTGGAGGACGTGGGGACTTTCAGACTTTCTCAGGGGGTGGTTGATGGTGGCGGCGCGGTGTGCCGCGGGACGAACTGAACTTTATGGACAATAAACTAGACCTATCCGGCTTGACAGGAGTGCTCGATTACTTAGAACGCGAATTGAAGCGTTATCTCGTGTTGCCGCCAGAGTCGTTGACTCTGCTTCCGCCGTGGATCGTTCACACGTACGTTTACAAAGCCTGGCCGTGGACACCTTACTTGCTGGTGCAAAGCCCGACGCAAGAGTGCGGGAAGTCAACGCTGGTGGACTTCCTCGCCGCCTATTGTGCGAATGCGTTCGTTACGTGCAATGGCACGGCCGCCGCGGTAGCTCGTAAAGTCGCCGAGTGCCATCCCACGATGATCGTGGATGAATGGGACACGTTGAATGCGGAAGTGCGCGAGCAGTACTTCAGCATTCTCAACAGCGGCGCGAAGGAAACCGGCACCTACCTCCGCTGCGAGAAGTTGGGTGAGAAGATGGTCCCGGTTGCGTTCTCGACGTACTGCCCCAAAGCCATCGTGGGCGTCGTCGGCACGAAGCTGCCGAACACCACGCTGTCGCGCTGCCTTCCGTTCTACATGCAGCCCCTGCCCCGTGGCGTCGAGCCTGTAAGGCTGCGCCGGTTGCACGACGAGCCGATGCGCCTGCTCCTCACCGACTGGGCCAAGGAGCACGAAAAAGCCCTGTTTGACACTATACCGCCCGCGCCAGCGGGCCTGCGCGGCCGCGACCGCGACATCTGGGAACCTCTCTTTGGCGTCTGCGACGCCCTCGCCGAAGGTTCGTGGAGCGAACGCGTCAGAAAATTGAGCCTGGAGCTTGACAAAGCCGTCGTAAAGAGCGAGAGTGCGGGCGTCAGGCTGCTCGCCGCTCTCAAAGCGGCTTTTGAGACACAAAAGAGCGGTCAGGGAGCGGTGTCGTCTCTCCTCACAGAGGAGCTTCTCGGTCTTCCCGGTGTCCTTTCCCTCGCCAACGGTCCTTCCCCACTCGCCAGTCTGCTTCGCCCGTTTAATATCCGGTCGCGGAATGTGAGGCGCGGCGAGAAAGTCAAGAAAGGCTATCTAATCTCCGACTTCGAGGCCGCGTTCGACGCACACGCTGACTCCATCGCGATGGTCCTGGAGCATACCGAGGAGGAGCCCGTGCTCGGGTCCATCCTTTTCCCAAAAAAGGGGCTACAGGCGCTACAATTACTGCAACATCCTAACCCCAAGTAAGATGCGACGATTTTGTAACCGCTACATTTGGTCTAAACGGGGGCTACAGGCACCCGCTACAGGCGGTTTTGGGGGCTTTTCGACCTTCCCGACGCCCCACGCGACACCAAACGACAGGCTTGTTGCTTGTGGGGAATTTCCCCCGGTCTTGCGGTGGCCGGGGTGGCTGACCGCCCGCGAAGCACGCCGCATGCCACCGCTGATTGATGTGAGTTTCTACTACTTGAGCGCCGAAGGCGCTCATTGGCACGAATCTAGCTATTTTTGAAGCCCTATGCCAAAACATACGAGAGCCACCAACGAAGACGCGGTTCGCCACGACGACATCGTCCGTGCCTACTACAACATCCTCGAACGCTGCGATGAGGCCGTCCCCGGCAGCGACGCCCCCGTCGAGACTCAGCTCGGCTGCTACTGGCCACCGATGGTCAAAGCGGTCAAGGGCGAAAAGCCGGGCTGGGAACTGTTCGTCGTCGCCCGCCCGGTCTGGCGGCTCGCGCCTGCGGAGGTTTGAAGCATGACCCCCAACCTCGTCATCCTCTGCGGCACGGCCCGCTGCGGCAAGTCCACCGTGGCGGGCTTCATCCGCGAGTCGCTCGCCGCTCGCGGGGAGGCCGTGCGCGAAGCGCCGCTGGCACTTCAGGTGAAGCAGGAGCTTTCCTCCTTGCTGGGCGTGCCGGTTGCCGATCAGGAGGCCCAAAGGGCCTCCTGGCGCATCGTCTGGCAGGTGTGGGGGACGGAGGTTCGGCGACGCCTGAGCGGCGAGCATTACTGGCTGCGGAAGTGGGAGCGGGCCGAGTCGGCTTGGACCGGCCACCTCATCGTCCCCGACGTGCGCTTCCCGAACGAGATCGGCTTCATGGCGCAGTTTGCCCAGCAGCGGGGGATGGTGTTGCGAGCTGTGCAGGTGAGACGAAGCCTCCTTTGGGAGGCTTCGCAGTGGACCAAGCACCACCGCTGGCACGAAAGCGAACGGGCATGGCGTCGCCTCGCGGGCGAGTTCCCGTGGCTCGTCGTCAACAACGGCCCGATTGAACGGTTGAGGTCGAGGGTGGAGGCAGTGGTAGCGTGGTGGCTCTGAGTCATGGCCCGCCTTAAATCATCGCTGGACAAGCAGGGCTCTGGCATTCGCGCCCAACGGGCGCGAACCCGAGCCATCGCCACCGCCGACATCCCGGACGAGATTCGCAAGCTGCTGAAGGAGCGCCCGGCCCGGCAGGCTTACGGGATGATGAGCGACGAGGAAGCCCTCGCCTACAGCCAAACACAGCTCGAAGCCATCGCATTTCATCGAAACCCACCTGCCGGCCGAGGCCGCCTTGAGCACTTCAAATCATGGGCCTTCAACACCTGGGTCGGTCTGAAGGAATCGTGGCAGCCGTTCGCCGACCGCCAGGTCGGTGCGTTGTGCCGTGAAACCGACGTTCTCCGCCAGGGCAACAAGATCGTGCGTTCGACAGTGTTTACGGGATGTGCCGCGTCGGGCAAGACGTACATCAGCGCACTCTACGCTCTCTGTTGGTGGCTCGTGGACCCGGGCCATTCCATCGCGATCCTCACCTCGACGACGAAGGAAATGCTCCGCCGTCGTGCTTGGGCAACCATCCGCACCCTCACCGACACGATGGTGGACATGGACACCATGACCCGGCTGGTGATGCCCCAACCAGTGCAGGAGTCAAAGACCATGATTCAGGCGAAGCCGGGCGATGACCTCCACGCCATCTTCGCACTCGCGGTGGCACATGGCGAGACCGCGACAGCCGTTGCCAAGATGTCCGGCCTGCACGCTCGCCGCATGTTGCTGATCGTGGACGAGTGCGACGGCACTCCCGACGCCATCTTCCGCACCATCCCCAACATGCTGAAAGGCTGCCAGGACTTCACCTTCCTCGGCATCGCCAATCCAAAAAGCCACATTGACGCCCACGGCCGCTTGGCGGAGCCGCGAAGCGGCTGGTCCTCCGTCAGCGTCGAGGACGACACTTGGATCACGAAAGGTGTGCCTGAGTGGCAGCTCCCACCCGGCGTGTGTGAACATTTCGACGGCCACCGCTCTCCCAACGTCCTCCTTCGCAGAACAGCATATCCCCACATTTATTCGTATGAAGACTACCAACTCAGCATCAGCGACGCGGAGAAGTCGAAGCACATCGGCTATTGGGCTCAAGACCGCGGCTTCTGGGCCGGAGAAGGCGTCGCTAACACCGTCTTCACCGAAGGCATGCTTGAGCGATACGGAGGCTACGGCTTTATTGAGTGGGCTAGCGAACCTGTTAAGCTCGCGTTTCTGGACCCGGCGTTTGGGGGCGATAACTGTACATTGGTCTTTGGTGAGTGCGGCCAATCAGTTGATGGTTACCGTGTACTCCAAGTCACCGAGCGGCTGCTTATCAACCCAGTTGGTGAAGCTGGTGTTGAGGCTGAGTACACCATTGCCAAGCAAACTCAATCAGCTTGTGAACAATGCGGGGTTCAAGCTAGGCACTTCGGTTTGGACTCGAACGGCACAGGCCGGGGTGCTGCGGCTGTCCTCGCCACCGAATGGGACTCCGCGATCCTTAAGTTCGATTCCTGTGGCGCAGTCTCCAAGCAGCCGGTGAGCGCGGACGACCCGACTCCATGCAACGAAGTTTACGACCGGGCGGTGACGGAGCATTGGTTCTTGGCCCGCAACCTCCTCTGTGCCGGCCAGCTCAAGGGCATCTACTCGGACGCCGCGCTCCAATTCTGCACCCGTGAATACGACCGCATTGCTAAACGCTACCGCCTCTCCACGAAGCCGGAGGCGAAGAAAACGATGGGGCGCAGTCCCGACGATGCCGACGCTGTGGTAGGACTGTGCCGGCTCGCCGTGGAGGTTGCTGGACTCTACCCGCGCTCAATGGCGCGAGTGGTCGAAGCGTCTGGTCCGCGAATCTACCTCGTGGATTCGGGCGACGCGGAGCGCCCGGCGTACAGTGATCCGGGGAGTTTGAGCGGGCTTTACCGTCCGTAAGGCGCGAAAAACCTTGACAAAACTCGCCCGAAATGCTTAACTCCGCCCCAGTGAGCACCGAAACCCAGTCGTTTCGCCCGCCGAACGACCTTCCTGCCGACGAGAAGAAACGTCTTGTCGCCGAGGCCCTCGCGCCGCTGACCCCCGCCGAGCTGGAGCAGTGGCGGCAGAATCGCGTTAACGATCAGGCGGGCGGTCGCCTCAAAGCGAAGCTCCGCGAAATGGCGGCCGCGCTCGGCACCTGGCAGCACGACGCCATCGCGGCCCAAGTCAAAAAGGGCAACCTACCCGACTGGATTTTCGACCCGGCGCGGAAGGACGACACGGCGGCCTTGCTGAAGGCCGGTGGCTACCACTTCCAAGGCGGTGGCTTTCGGTGGGAGCTTCGTCGCGGGGAGGAAGTACTGTCGGTGTTTGAGCTGAGACTGAACGGACGAACGGCGAACTGATGAGCCTCAGTCTCCCCAACATGACGGAAGGCTGGCCCGGCTGCTACAGCCTCATCATTCCCGAGACCGGCGTCCGCATCCCCCGCAGCGGCACAACTTCGATTGACAATGTCATTTCCCAAGCCATCGCCTACTACCGCGCCAACGGCTACGTCGTTCCGAGCGGTCTCCGCCAGCGAATCATTGACGAGTGCTGTGCCATCCAACCACCGGGCACCTGCCTCGAAGACCTGCGGATGCCGCAGGCAGCGGCCACTGTCACTCTTGGTACTGCACTTGAAGTCGTGTGGACCGGCACACGCACGTTGGCTACTTGGTTGACCAAAGGCAAAGTCTCCAACGACCAAGCCGGCAAGCGAGCCGCCGTCTGTCGAGCCTGTTCCCACAACCAAGAGGTCGAAGCGAAAGGCTGCAAGTCGTGCGGCTTTGCCTCCCGCTTGAACCAGCTTACCAATTTCGTCGCGCAAGTCATCCAGAAGGATCGTCAGCCGTGGGATGAGGGGTTGAAGTCGTGTGCAGTCTGTCACTGTAGCCTCAGTCTCAAGTGTCGCACAACGCTTGATTCTATTACGAGATACATGCCAGCCGCACAGAGAGCCGTGCTGCCGCCGCACTGTTGGATCAACACGGAGACTCAAGACTCCACACCATGAACTTACCACCTTCAGAGAAGCAGATGCTTGGAGACACGACGCCCTCAGGCGCTTCGCGCCTGGGCAGCGCGGCGGACGCACAAGCCACCGTTCAAACCCTCATTGACGATCAGAAGCCACGGGTTGATTACTGGAGCGAGTGGAAAGGGATGTTAGATGGTAACCCACCCATACCGCTCAGTGAGAAAGCCGCGTCTAACAGGCGGTGGGAATCAAACTTCAACACCCTGACGGGTAAGGGAATCGTGGACAACGCGATTACTCCTTACTTCAGCCTGTTCGCCAACGGGGCTTATCTCTGTGACATCCAACTCGCCGCAGACAACGTGGATGTGGCTGAACAGCGGTCGCGTATTGTCCGCTCTGAATTCAACCACATGCTCCGCCGCCACGGCGACTTGATGGACGCGTTCAACCGGCTGTGCTACAGCTTCGTCGCGTTCGGCAAGGGCTTCTGGATGTGGCCCACGCCTTACCAGTGGCGTCCGTCGGTGAAACTGTGGTACGAAGTCCTGTTCCCGCGCAACACTGGCACGGACCCAAAGGAATGGGAACTGTTCGTTACGAAGAACGACCTCGCTCCCTCGACTCTGTACGGCTACCTCCGCAACGACGAAGTCGCTGGCGTGGCCAACTGGAATCGAGCCGCGGTCGAGCGTGCTATCGCCCGCGCCAACATCCCCGACGAAGACCACGAAGACGCGCTTGAACTCCAGCGCCAACTTCGTGAGCACGACCTTTCTACATCGAGTCGCCTCAAGTCAGTCAACGTTGCCTATGTCTATGCCCGTGAATGGGACGGTAGCTGGACGCTGGGCGTGGTGGAGCGGGACTACGCCGGGACGGAGAAGGAGCCGCTGGAGTACCTATACTTCAAGAAAGGCGTCACGGAGGACATCTACGACCTTATCTGCCCGTTCTACTTCTCTACAGAGGGCAACGGGGTCAACGGTGTTGACGGCCTCGCTCGCCAAATCTTTGGGGCTGTCTCGGTCGCGGACCTGATGACGAACAAGATCGTGGACGGGGCGACGCTGCGGGCGCTGGCGCTGCTCGCGCCGACGACGCAGAGTGCGTCCGCGAAGGCAGGCATCACCCAAGTCGGTAACGTGATGATGCTGCCGTGGGGCTTCAACGCTCAACCCGCGACCGTGCTGGCCGACATCAGCGGCCCGATCATGGCGCAGCGTCACCTCGACACTCTGATCTCAAAGAACACGGGCGTGTGGCGTCCGAGCGCGGAGCGGGAGATCGGCAATCCGGCGAGCGCGACGGAGAACCAGTTGCGAGCGATGGCTCAGACTCGACTTACGTCGAGCGGTGTGGAGAGGTTCTACAATTACTCCGACCATGCGTTCCAGACTATCTACAAGCGGACTCTGAAAGCCGCCGACGATCCGAAGGACACGCCCGACCGCCGCGCCGCCCGCGAGTTCCTGAAGCGGTGCAAGGACCGCGGTGTCACCCGCGACATGCTTAAGGAGCCGCAGTGGGTTGGAGCCCACCGCGTCGTCGGTGCAGGTTCGACGGTGCAGCAGCAGGAGTCGTTCGCTCGTATGATGCCGTTCGTGGGAGCGATGCCCGGCCGCGGTCTGGCCAACTTTCAAGAGGACTACACCGCCGCCACGACGGACGCGACGAAGGTCGAACGCTGGTTTCCCCGCGACGCGGACGAGCCCGGCGAAGGTGTGTGGGAAGCGCAGGTGGAAAGCGGCCTCGCCAATCAAGGTGTTCCACCTGTGTGGACTTCGGGTCAGGATCAAGTCGCCCACGCGACGACTCACTTGCAGCAGCTTGGCATGGCCATCGCCTCGCTCCAGCAAGGCGCGGACCCGGTGACGACGTACAACTACGTCACCATCATGTTGCAGCACACGGAGCAGACCATTGCCGCGGTGGCCCGCGACCAGACACAGCAGCAGCGGGCGAAGCAGATGCAAGCTCAGCTCAGCATCCTCGCACAGCAACTCCCGCAACTCGAAGCCGCCGCGAAGAAGCAGATGGAGGACGCGCAGGTCGCCCAGCAAGCCGCGATGGTTCAGCAAGGGCTCGACCCGGAAATGCAGCTCAAGGCCGCGAAGGCTCAGAGCCAGATGACTCTGCGCGAGCAGCGCCAGCAGCACGAGCAAGCACTCAAGACCGCCCAGGTCCAACATGACATGACGATCAAGGAAGTGCAGGCTCAGCACGACATCGCGCTGGAGAACGCGACGACGGCGGCCTCGATCAGGAACAAGGCGGTTGAGACGGCCGCGAAGGCGGAAGCGACAGTGAACAAGCCTAAAGTATGACCTGTCAACATTGTAATGGCTCCGGTGAAGACCCGACGGTTCTGAACAAGACTTGTCGAGTCTGTAAAGGCTCGGGCCGGGTGTGCTCAGCATGCAACCGACCTGTCGCCGCGAACGAGGCTGTCTGCGACGACTGCAAAGAGGTTGAACTAAACTATGGCGAGACCTACCAAGCCTGAGCCTGTTTGGACCGACTTGACCTACGAGCGGTGGGCGTCACAGCCAAACAACCTCCAAGCTGCCCGCGATCTACGATCCCTGCCGGCGATGCGTGCTTGCGTCACTGTCATGGTCAACGAGCGTCCGTCGGCTCAGGGAATCGCAGATGCCTCGTTCTGCCTGGGCTACGAGTCCGCGCTGGCTCGACTGCGTCAGTTCCTCGACGGCGTGCCGGTCGGAGCGGCTCCGGCCGCTCCGCGAGCTACTTACGCCTCGCCTGAGGCGGCTGCTGAAATGAGTTGGTCCTCGAAGATGGAGTAATTATGCCACAACAAAATAACGACACGTTTGTCCCGCCAAAGTTGTCCGGTGAGGAAGTCTTCATGGATAAGACGCTTCGGAAAGAGCTGGACAACACGCTTCAGAAACTCAAGGGACTGACTCCCAGTCGGGAGCGTGCTCTGTCTATCACCAAACTTCAGGAGTGCATCATGTGGCTCGGCATGGACCTGAAACGGCTGAACGAGCCGACGCCATATCCGACCAGTTATGATCCTTCCGTCCCCACCGTGGAGCCAACCGCCGACGGTCTGAAACTCTAACCGACAAGCTCTATGCCTGAACCTGCACTCAAACCCGCCGACACCACACAAGCCGGACCTGCCACCGGCACGATGCCCGTCCAGCGCGACCTCGGCAAACCTGAAAGCGGCATGTCGCCTGCCGACCGCGCTGAGATGAAGGCGTTGTTCCAAGCCAACCGCCCCGACCGGCCCGCGACGCCAGCGGCCCCAGCAGCTCCAGCCGAGCCGGCAAAGCCTGCTGCCCCAGCGAACCCAGCGGCGAAACCCGCCGACGCCCCGGAGGAGGGGGCGAAAGCTCCCTCCTCTACGGGACCGCTCGAAGCGGACAAGCTGCTCGAAGATTCGAGCTTTGTCCCGCGCAAGGCAGAGGAGTGGAAGAAGGCCAAGACTGAATGGCGGGCCAAGCTCGACGCCGTCACGGCGGAGCGCGACACGTTGAAGAAGCAGATCGAGGGTCTGGGCGACCCGGAGGCGCTGAAGGCACTGGCCGCCGAGCGCGACGACCTGCGGAAGACACTGCAAGCTGTGGCCGTGGAGCGCGACCCCGCGTTCAAGTCGCAGTTCGAGTCGCAGCGCAAGCAGTACATCGAGGAGGCGCGGGCCTCGCTCGGCGAGCACGGCGCGGAGGTCGCTGCGCTGTTAGAGCGCCACGGCGGTAATGCCCACCCGCTTTTGAAGGAGTGGGCCGCGAAGCACGACCTTGGACCGTGGGAGTTGCAGTCGCTTCTCACCACCGTTCGCGGCCTGCGCGATCTTGAACTGAACCGCGACCGGATGATTCAGGAGTCCGCGCAGAACTGGGAGCGGAACGTCACGCAGCAAACGCTGGCCCAGCAACGCGCGGCCGAAGCGGCCAAGCGCGAACTAGCCAGCGCCGTCGAGGAGCGGCTCGAAGTCGCTCGCAAAGGCAACGGCCTGTTCCGGCAGCGTGAGGACGATGAGGAGTGGAACAAGGCGGTTGAAGCGTCCGTCGAGAACGTCCGAGCCTATGCGCTCGGCGAGCACGATGCCGAGTCCCGCGCCGCACTGGCCCTGCAAGCGGCAGCTTACCCACTGCTCGTCAAGGAATACGACCGGCTCGCCAAGCTCTACAACGAGACGTTGGGCAAGGCGGCGGCGCTGTCAGGCAGCCAACCCGGGAACGGTAGCAGCAGCATGGGCGCGGGCTCGAAGGAGCCCACCAAGGAGGAGGAAGCCTCCATGACCGTGGGGCAGAGAATCCTCGCAGGAATGCGACGTAGCGGAGTCAACCCTGCGACGCGATGATCCTCGCACTCCCGGTCTGCGAGAAAGACCTGCACCTTGCCATGCTCAACATGGCGGTGTGCAAGAAGTTTGACCGCGAGCTGGACTGCCACTGCGTTATTCTGTGTGAAGTGCAGTTCCGGTCACAGGTCAAGCCACTCGTTGAGGAGGCTGAGTCCCTGTTCAAGAAGGTGACGGTGCTGACATATCCAAAGTGTCAGTATCCGTCGCACTGGCCCGGGCCGCAGAACTGGGCGTGGCGAAACGCGGTCCTGCTGCTTGGCCGCTTCAACGAGCCGTGGCTGTGGTGGGAACAGGATGCTGTGCCGTGCCGGAAGGGCTGGTTCGTGTCCATTCAGGATGGGTATGAAACGGGCAAGAAGCCGTTCGGCGGCTTCATCGTCCACAACAACGGCAAGCCATACATGAATGGGGTGGGAGTTTATCCCGCCAACACGGCAGGCATTTGCATCAATGCGCTGATGGCGCGCAGCGAGGGGTTTGATCGAGTCGCGTCCATCCTCGACGGAGTCACCGCTGCCGCGTCCGACCTGAGTGACCTGATCTTCCACGACTTCCATCCTGATGGAGGAGCTAGGGTGTGGAAGCCAACGGATGACATTCCTGAGTACGCGCTGTGGCACAAGTGCAAGGATGGTAGCCTTCAGAGGCTCATCCTTGGAGGTGGTACGACGCCGGCACAGCGCAAGGTTACGAAGGTAGTCAGCCTGGCAAGCAGTGTCACGGTAGTCATCACCAACTTCGAGCGACCCGAGCACCTCCGAGCCTGCTTCAATTCGTGCCGGACGGCGAAGGTATCCAACATCGTTGTGTCCTCGTCAGGCGCGACCTCGGCGGTACGGAAAGTTCACAAGTGGATTTCCACCGTCATGCCCTCCGCGATCATCACGTCTCGGGACGACGACGATGGCTGCAATGAAATGTGGCTGCGCGGCGTGATGGCGGCCAAGACACCGAAAGTCCACATCCTCCACGACGATGACTGGTTGCTACCAGAGTTTGAGAAAGTGGTGGCCGGCAAGTACGACAAGTACGACGTGGTTCACTGGGATGGGGCCAAGCACGTGGATCAGGTCGCCATCGAGGGGACGTACAACACCCGCGATGACCTGAAGGACGGAGAGTACCCAACAACGTACTTGCTGCCGTTCTTGCTGAAGCCGGGTGGGTTTACGCTTTCCCCAGTCAGCGGCGTCTTCCCCCGCGACCACGCCATTTCCGTTCTGAAGGAGTGCCAGGACCATTTTGACTCCCGGTTCTACCTTCGCCCCACGATGATGGTGGGCAACGACCTGATGCTGTGGCTGCGGGCTTGCGAGAGGTTCTCAACGTTCTACTACACCCACACCCCGCACATCAGCTACGGCCACTGGAAAGGCAGTGCGTCGTTCGACGACGTGAGCAACAACCGCTATGGCTTGCTCCCGATCTACAAGGCCACTCGTGACTACTTCCTCCGCAAGTTCCCGCGTATCCTGCACGTCGTCCAACGCTATCCGTTTCGAGACAAAGACTCCGAGCGTCGCTTCCTCCAGTCGCAGGCGACGTGGGAACTAGCCTACTCCAACGGCTTGGTCTATCCGCGCCACCAGTGGGTGTGGTCCCGCGATTCGTCGTCGTGGGGGGACAAACGGCAAACTCCGTTTGTCCGCGACGTGCTGAAACAAGCAGCCGTCGAAGCCGGGCCGAGGGACATCATCGCGCTCACGAACGACGACACGTTGGCCAATGTCTTCCTGTGGTACCACGGCTTGCACATGCTCAAGACGATGGGCGCGGCTTCGTCGTTCCGGCGCAACGTGGCGAAGGCTGATGACGTGGACTATGTTCACTACCCCGAGAAGCCAGTCGGCCAACGTCACTGTGGCCGCGACGCTTTCTTCATGACGCAGGACTGGATCAAGGCTCACGTAAACGAGCTTCCCGACTACGTCATGACCTACTGCGACTGGGACTCCACGTTGGACATGCTGTTCCGCCTGACCGCGGGAAATAAGCCCAAGGCGTCGGAGTTTTTGGAGGAGCACCCATCGAGCAGCATGCCGAGTCGCTTCGTCTATCACGAAGACCACGACGCGTTCTGGTCAACCGGCAACGTGCGCCATGAGCATCCGTGTAACGTGCGTTGTCGTAAGCTGACCGACGAGTTCTTCGCCAAGCACCTCGGATGGCCCATGCCCGACCTTACACCGAAGCCATGAGAATCGTCGCCAGGATCATCAATCCCGGTGTGGCGCTGCACACGTCGCACGAGCTGACCATTTTCCGCAAGGATTTCGATGAAGTATTCGTCGAGGCCGCAGCGCAAGCCGACTTGGTCATGATCCGGTCGTTGCCGGATTACGAGCTAATCCAACATCTTCCAGTCAAGAAGTGCTTCCGCATCGTTACCGACGATCCCAGCGCGGCGCTGTGGAAGACGATGGATCGGATTTACGCCAACCCAACAGTTCGCGCAGTTCTGGCTGACACGCCGCAAGTCCTGTGGCACTGGCGTGTGCCCGACCGCCTTGGCTGGGTGGCTCCGAAAGGGCTGACGTTCGAGAGGACTCATGACTGGTCGCCGACGAAAGCCGCGTTCGTGGCGGTGATAAGCGACGTGAGTAAGCGTGGCTGGCACGTCGGCCAGGACCAGCTTGAATGGTTCGCCCGCCGCTTTCCGGTGGACCTGATCGGCACCAACAATGGCGACGTGGCCAACGTCAACTGGATTGGTCCGGTGGATCACAACGACCTGTCGAAGGTGATTTCGCAGTACCACGGTGCGCTGATGCCATTTCGCTATTCCGCCAGCCCGAACTGGCTCGGTGAGGCAATGCTTCAGGGGATGCCCATCGTGTCATTCAACTTTGACTACGCCCGCATCTACGTCCCGGGCGCGATTGGTTGGGATGACGTGACGCTACTCGACAGAGCGCGGCTCACGCTGACCAACCCGACGAGTTGCAAGACCTACCGAGACCGGGGTTTGTTTGAGTTCTCACCTTACCGCGGAGCCAAGATTCTGGATGCCATCCTCGATGCTGTTGTATGATCTACGAACCTACCAGACCCAAGCCGTTGTTGAGCGACTGTGCTTTCTACTACAGCCAGACATTTCCGTCCGGCACTGTCGTCAAAGGTGAGTGGGACTTGGCTGACAACGTGGCGAAGTACACGGGCGGCTTGGACTGGACCGGGTCGCGTGTGCTTGATGTTGGCACGGCCAGCGGCACGCTCACCTTCGACTTGGAGCGGCGCGGGGCAGAGGTGGTGTCTCTCGATGTAGCCAACGGTGGAGTGTGGGAGCTGATTCCGTTTGCCGGAGCGACCTACGACCTGCCAGTGTGGGCCGCGTCCGTGGAGCGCCTAAAGAATTCGTACTGGTTCGGCTACCACGAGTTCGAGTCGAAAGCGAGGGCGCTGTACTGCGACATCTACCATCCACCCGTGGCGATGGGTGAGTTCACGCACGCCGTCTTTGGATCGGTGCTGCTTCACCTAAGCAATCCGTTTCTCGCGTTGACCAAGATCGCCCGGCACGTCACCAAGACGATTGTGGTGACGGACATGCATCGCCAGCTTACACCGGGAATGGAGTTCGCCCCGGCCCTGTCCGACCGTGGCAACGCCTGCGCGTGGTGGTTCATTCCGCATCCACAGGTGGAGCGTATGCTCCGCGTGCTGGGCTTCAAGACCGTCAAGCTCGACGTGTTCTACGTCCGCTCCGTCCGGTTCAACCAACTCAGCCCTTTTTACTGCCTCGTCGCGGAGCGTGAGTAATGCACCCGGTTTCCGGCTACATGCTGGTTCTGAACGAAGCACCTTTCATCAGGTACTCGATAGCCAGCCTGTTGCCGCAAGTGGACGAGTTGCTGGTGATGGACTGTGGCTCAACCGACGAGACGGTGAGCTTGGTGAAGGAGTTCTGCTTGCTGCACTCCAAGGTGCGGCTGGTGGAAGCTCCTCAAAAAGGAGGTCGCTACTCTGCCGAGTGGGACGAGCCCAGCCGCCGCAATTACTGCCTGGGCCGTCTGGCCCACGACTGGGTGCTGACGATTGACGGCGACGAGTATCTTGACGCGGAGCCGCAGTTGTTTCGCTTCTGTGACTACCCGATCAAGTTGGACGTGGTGAACTTGGTGCCCGGTCGTCGCCACATTGTCTTCGCACAGGAAGGTGAAACGCGACGGCGTTTTTCCCCCGACTACCACGTTCGCTTTTTCAACGTGGCGCAGAGCTACTACAGCCCGGAGCCACTTCATTGCCAGGTCATTGATCAGGATGGTGTCGTGGAGGGAAGCTACGGGCCGGGAACAATCTGGCACTACAACGCGTTCTACAAACCACGTGGAGTCATGCTCGAAACCGAGCCGGAGCGATTCGAGCTTGCCGACTTGACGGCGGTGCCACCTTTGGAGTTCTGATATGGAATACCCCACGACTGTTCAGCTCGAAACCACGACCGTCTGCAATGCCCACTGCGAGTTCTGCCCGCACAGTGTTTCAGCTCGCAAGGGCTACATGAAGACGGAGTTGTTCAACAATCTCGTCGAGCAGATAGCGGCGTGGCCCTCGCCTCCGTTGCAGGTCTGCCCGTTCGTGACGAACGAGCCGTTCGCGGACCCGCGCATCTTCACGTTCTGCGAGACTATCAATCGCAAGTTGCCGGGGGCTTACTTGACATTCTTCACTAACGCGAACTTGCTGACGCCGGACAAGCAGCGATTACTAGCCCGGCTTCAGCGTGTGGGGCATGTCTTCTGTTCGCTGCACCACACGAACGCGGAGGACTACAGGAAGGACTTGGGCCTGGACTTCAACAAGACGCTGGCCAACGTCAAGTTGCTGCACGACACGCCGCACACTTTCAAGCTGCATGTTATGAAGGTGGCCTCGGTGGATGGTTCGGGTGACATGGAATTCCGCCAGTTCGCCACCGCGACGTTTCCCCAGGCCGACGTGTTCGTGGCGCGGCGGATTAACTACAAGGGCGACATCGCCATCACCGAACCGGAGATGCACCAAGACATCATCTGCCCTCGGCATACGAGCATGATCATCCTTGCCGACGGCCGGGTGGCTCTGTGCTGTCAGGATCAAGATGGCAAGTACAGCCTGGGCGACGCGACGAAGACTCCGCTCGTGGACATCTTCAATGGGACGCGCCGTCTGAACTTCAGCACCAAGCCGAAGCGGTGCAACGAGCCGTGCAACCGCTGCAACATGGCTTACTGATGAAAACCTACGGCACAACGCTGGTTGACTTTCAGTGCGGAAAGTGGGGCAAGATACCGTTCTTCCACTGGGAGCATCCTTTCAACGAACCGATGCGGGGGTTCTTGAAGGAGGAGTATGTAGATGCGTGGGCCAAGTATGTCAAGCCAGGCATGACTTGTGTGGACATCGGCGGCTTCACTGGTGATACCGCTGTCATTATGGCCAAGCTGGCGGGCAGCAACGGTAAAGTCCTAGCCTTCGAGCCCAACCCTTACATCTTCGAGGTGCTTGTTCAGAATGCACAGCTTCACCACACGATCACTCCGCTTCCGCTTGCTATCCTCGACTCACCCGGCTTCGTCGAGTTCCACTACACTGACGATGCGTTCTGCAACGGCGGCTTCATCACCAAGGTCCAAGCTGGCATTGGAACGTGTGCTCAAACCGTCCCGCTCCGTGTTTACGGTGTCCCGCTTCAATCCATCGTCGAGCGTGCCGACCTGATCAAGATTGACACCGAAGGTTACGACCGTTTCATCCTCGCCAGCATCCGGCCATTGTTGAAGCGTTGTCGTCCTTTGATCATGGTCGAGTGCTTCAAGGGGCTCAACGCTGAGGAGAAGCGCCTTCTACTCGAAGCCGTCCCGCCCGGCTACCGTCTTCAAGAATTCTTCTCCGGCGATCCAGTTGATCTCAAGTATGCTTGGGACCACCAACACTTCGACTTCGTATGCGTGCCCGAGGCTTCACATTGATCGAGCTTCTTTGCGTCATCGTCATCATCGGCATCCTTGCCGCGCTGTGGTTCGGTCCAATCGCCAAGGCTCGTCAGTGGTGCAAGGAGTGGGCCTACGGCGCTTACGCCTACAAGGAAAACCAAATCACCGTCTTCCTTGACGATAACGCGCCGGAGTCGCGGATGCTTCGCTGCACCACCAACCGCCCGGTTCGGTGGTCCTTCGTGGACTCCTCCAAGCTGACTTCGCCTTAACTTGGAGCAGGTGGCTCTTCGACATGCTTCCACGTGTAGCCATGAGCTGCGTGTCCTACGGCTGTTCTACTGACCTCTAATTGGGCCGCCATGCTTCCTAGGGAGTAGTAGTTCCCCCGTAAGTAGTTTTGTCTGATCCACCTTACCTTATCCTCGTCCAATCTGGCTCTCGGATTTTTGCTTCCCTTACAGCGCAGACCAAAAGCCGTTCCGTGGTTGACCATGTCAATCTGATTTTCAGAACGTGTGCCCCACTTAAGGTTGCAGGCTCTATTGTCTCTGGAATTACCGTTAAGGTGTCTAGCCACTGCACCAGCCGGACGAGGCCCGCTGAAGGCTTCCAAGACTAGGTGGTGAACCAGCCGTGCTCTTGGGCTCTTTTTCTGTTCATCCCATACCATAATTTGATTGTAGTGGTTTCCACCGTCTGTTTGCTTTTTGATCCTGTGCGGTTTCGAGAATCCGGTTCTACCGACAAGGTCGGAACTGCGTATCTGTCCTAGGGAGGATGCTTCGTATTTCGGGAGGCTGGGGACCGGCTTCCAGATTTCGTTTTCCATCCTGTGAGCTAATCACAATTACTTAACCTTGTCAAGCTTGATTTTTCCGAAGGATTCTGCTCTGGTGTAGTCCGTAGAGCATGGTGTTCGCCTGGCAGTGGGTGGCTCCCAGCCATAATTCTACCGATAGTTGCTCGAAATGTCCTTGAGCAAGGCAGTCGGTAAACAAAAAAACTGGGTGATACAAAACCCTAACAGTTAGAATTATGCCAGCGAACCCCATCGTGGACTACCTTCAGCGAGAATCAGGTCGCATCGTAGGCGACATGATTTACCGCGACAAGTTCCCCATGACCCCGTGGACCCGCCTCATGCCCCGCGCTGAGTGGCCCAAAGGCATGGGTTGGGACTTGACCAACGTGACCTGGGAGCGCACTGCTCCGACCAAGGCCGAGCATGGCTGGCAGCAAGTCAGCCAAGTGGACGGCACCGAAGGCGGCCTTTGCTTGCCGCCCGCCGAGACCGTGCCCATCGGCAACACCACCCGGACGTTCTACCTGTACCGCAACGCGCTTCGCGGCCCCGACTTCTGCGCCGTGGACATGCTGGCGGACTGGCAGCTCGAACAACAGCTCAACGGCATCGCCGACGCGTTCGGCGACTACGTTCGTGAGGAGTGGGAACTGCTAGACCGGCAGGTTTACTTTGAGAGCGTCACCCACAAGGTTGTGTGCACGGACACCTGTCCCGCGCCCTACAGCTCGGCTGGCCTGACTTCGTGGAGCGCGGTCCTCGCGGCTCTGGCTCTGGCTGACCCGACGTTGAGCATCCTGACGCAGGGCCACCTGGCCTACTGGCGGCAGGCCCTCCGGCGCGACGGCGCGACCGGCATGGGGATGGAGTCCGGCGCGGCGATCCTGACGCTCATTTGCAGCGAGGAAACGAGCGACGGCATCATCCGTACCAACGGTGAGACCCGCAACGACATCCGGTGGGGTGCCCCGAACATGCTGCTCGCGCCGCTCGGCGTGATCGGCTCGTACCGCGGGTTCTACCACCTGTTCGACATGTTCCCGCGCCGGTTCTCGATCAGCGGGGCGACGGTCACTACCATCGCGCCGTTCGCAAACACGAACGCGACGAAGGGTGTCCGCTCCGAGGTGAACACCTCGTGGCGCACGGCGACGGTTGAGGAGTCCCACATCTTCGATCCGAAGGTGATGACCCAGCTCATCCCGAACGCCATCGTCAACCCGCATCCGAAGTTCCCCTTCGATCCCGTCAGCTACGTGGGCGACATCAATACCCTCAACATCATCAATGAGGAAACGAACCCGCTCGGCACGATCCTGTTCCACCGCGCCGACCTGATGGCGTCCTCGATGACGGTGTACCCCCGGCGTGGAGTCAGCTTCCTCCACTTGCGCTGCGACCCGGCGTGTTTGGTTACGACGACCTGTGCTACGTAAGCGGCAACTGAACTGAGACGAAACAACTAGACACTCAAAACTATGGCACAGACTGTTCCATTCCTTCGGGCGGCCACTCCTCCAGCAGGCGTGACCTACAAGTGCGACTCGGCGGACGCTGACGACGTTCACATCGTCGCCAAGTTCCAGACGCGCACGAACATGACCTACATGCTGGAGTGCGACGTGCTGATCGCGCAGTACGCTGCTGCGACCGGGCATGTCCCCAGCGCAGTCAATGCCTACCGGATCATCGGTGGGTTCAAGAACGTCAATGGCACGGTGACACAGGCCGGCTCGACGGTGGTGGTGACTGGCTCCAACATCGAGGACGACGCCGGCTGGTCGGCCACCTACGCCATTTCTGGCACGGAGGTCCGGGTTCAAGTCACCCTGGACAACTCACACACCTCGTCCGCCCCGGTTGAGGTACGGACGCACCTTCGCAGCTTCGTGGAGCTGGGCAAGCTGGCTCCTCATCGTTTCGGCGACGCGGCAAACGACCCCGCGTAAGGTCACGACGAACCGGGGGTCGGGTGTTGTGCAGGCACCCGGCCCCTCCTTGCATGGCTACTCCAACTTTCTTCCCCGAGGGCAATACCCCGCACGCCGGGGACAACATCACCCGCTCGCTCATCAAGGTAAATGGGCGGCTTTACGAGCTAGCTATGGCAACACTTTCTTGGCTTGGTTTGGCAGAAGCTGACTGTGCTCCGCATGCGGGAGACAATCCGCAACGGTCACTTTGGAAAATCAATGCTTTGCTGACTGCCCTCGGTGGCGGCTCGGGGTCGGTGAACTATGGCGGCAATGGTGATCCCAACGGTGTGGTGACGGCGAACAAGAACGACTTGTACGCGCAGTGGGATGCCCCAGGAGTTATCTGGATTCATAATGGGGCCAGTGGCACCAACACAGGCTGGGCTGTCAACTCGTAACATGAAGCTCTTTCGATTCCTCGCGGTTTTGTGGGCCTGTGCGGTGGCTGTGGCTCAGTCAACGCAGGTCCAGCTCAACGTAGCAACCAAGGCGGCACTGGCTGCTGTGACGGTGCAGACGTGGCAGACCAACCTGACAGCGTTGGTGGTTGACGACGGAACGTTTTGGCAGTTCGCCCCAGGGAACACCGGAGCCACGAATGCTTTGGACACACTGGCGTCTGCTGGTGTTGCCGGTCGCTGGCGGCTGCGAATGATTCCTCCGTACAACGTCCCCACGGTTTCCGACCTGGCTTCGCTCGGAACAAATGGTCCGACCAGCGTGGTTGTGCTCGGAACGCAAGGCGGCACATTCGAGCGAGTTGCCGCGGCGACCTATACCGCCAGCGCCGTCGCCTACAATGGCGTCGGCTGTCAGTGGGTGAATTCTGACTGGAGGGCTACCGGCAAGATCAATCCGCGCTGGTGGGGCGTTGCGATTGACGGCGTGACTGACGACACGCTCGCCTGGCGCGACCTGGCAACGTGGGTCAATTCGCAGCACGGAAACACCATCATTGACTGCCCGCCCGGGGTGTCGCTCGTGCGCTCACTGGTTGAAGGTGTGCGCGACGATGAGTATTGCATCCGGTTCTTGGGGACTGTAACCAACCTCACGATTCTCGGGCACGATGCGTTCACGTTCTACTGCCCCGACTTGAGCCCAACGACGGACACGAATTGGGTGACGATCAGTTCGGCAACCCTCAGCGGAGCCGATTGGGTGTTCACTGCGCCAGGGCATCCGTTCGCAATCGGTCAGTATCTCGTTGGCTATGGATTCAGCCCGCTCGGGTGGAACAATCGTGGAACGCTCCCAATCACGGCAGCAGACGCAACCACTTTCACAATCACAGCCAACACCGCATGCGCTTTGGTCAATCCTACCGTAGTCGGAAAGATGCGGAGAATTGATCAGAATCGGAGCATTCTGGAATTCTTCTACGGTGCGCGTAACCTTAACGTGGATGGCGTCACGTTCCGTGGTTGCATGACAAATTCCGCTTGGCGGCCGGTGATGCGCTCGCTTGGTGTTGCCGGAATCAAGTTCCGTTACCAGCCTTCATACAACGTAAATCTGCGAGTTCGAGGTGAGGGCCTTTACAAGATGCTGAATCACCGGAACATTGACGACACCGAAGGCAATATGCTGTTCCACGGAGCCAACATTGACGTTGCCGGCGAGAACGTCGGCTATGGCTTCGACATCGTTCACTCGGAGAACCTTCGGATCAATGCCAGCATGGATGGCTGTCGGCGTGGCGGTTTCCTGGCTGGCTGCACGAATGCCACCGTCAACATCGGTGTGCGAAATTTCGATGAGTCTGGTTTCACGCTTTCAGGGGCGTACGATGGAGACTCGCAAAATCTGTCAGGCTGCTCTGGCATCAACATCCGAGTCACTGACACCGGCACTGTAGGTCCGGTTGGCGACGGTAGCATGGGAGCGACCAGCACCGGTGACATGGACGTGATTTCTGCGTCCAGAGTACTGTTCACGTTCGCTGGCTATACCGCGACGAACACTTACAAGATGTCCGGTATCACCGCCGAGCTTTCAGCTCGCTCCGAAGACATGGACCCTTGGAGCACTTACACGTCGGTAGGTTCGTGCATGGAACTGTTCTACCTCACCGGATATAACGGGATGGTGGTTGACGGCGTGAAGGTCAGTGGCGTTCTTGACCGAACGAAGATCGTGCGCGGCAACAATGCGTACGCTAGCATCTGGTACAATGTGCCATGGGGAATCGAGGGCAACAATGCCTACTTCCGCAAGCTGGACCTGAGCGGGTTGGTGGTCCACAACCCGACCAACTGCTTCCCTATCCGCGCTTCTAGCGGCGGGACGTGGACCAACGGCGCTGGTGTTGCTAAGTCGCCGAGGGCTGGTATGACCGTGGTGGGGATTACCAGCGGAGCCAAGGCTGTCATGGACAAATGGAACAGTCCGTACTACCTGATGCGTTACGGGGCGACTCCGTTCTCATCGTCCGAACGACTGCGGATCAGCGATTGCGATGGCGAGAGCATCGAGACGGATGCCGCGATCACGATTGCGCTTGAAGTCACGTCCGGCCAGGGAATCCTCGCCAGCACCGTTTCGATTAACAACCGCTCCGATGACTCGGAGATCATTCTCCCGCGAGTCGAGGAGTGGCCGCACCAGTACAACGCGCAGTCAATCACGGTTGCGGATCATCCGAAGCCGAAGGGTGTGCTGGTCGGCGGGACCGGATTTTATCCCGGGTTGCTAAGCGTTGACACGATGGCAAACGCAACGACCAATGTGCCGGCGTTCGGAGTTAGTCTGCTTGCAACTGATGACAGCACACGCATGGGAGCACTTTACAAGTCCGGCTGGACCGGCTCGCGCACGTTCGCAACCAACAGCGGATGGGCGGCGTCTGGCGGGACTGGAGCCGCGTTCAGCACAACCGGAAACGTACTCCGCGCTTACAACGCGAACAGCGGGACACTAGGTCTGCTATGCACGAATTCGACTACGAATTTTGTCACGTATCTACTGAGCTTCCGTGCGAAGGGAAACGAAGCAGACACGCTCGCAATCTCCCCGTCTCGATGCACAAACGTAACGTGGATGAGCCCGACTGCGCTAGGGACTGATTGGGCTGACTACCAAGTGCAGATCACGGCTGGAAGCGAGAAAGTGACCGGGGCCGGGACAAACTCTCTGTTAATCTATCGAGCGTCTGTCAACAGCTCTTCGGACTACCTACTGCTTACCAACGTCGTTCTGACATCGCGGTTTCCGGTTGACAACGAGCGGTCATTCGTGAGCGGCCGCAATACAGACCGCGTTTGGTCCCAGGTGCAGTTGGCCCCGGTTACAGTGTCGCGTGCGATCACCGGAGTTGGCAGTTGGATCGTCCCGACGGCTGACGTTGTGGTGCTTTCACCTGATGGCGGTTACACACTGACATCACTCCCCACCATCACGGCTGGATACAAGATCGGGCAGAAGTTGAGCCTGCTGAACAACTCAGCAAATGCGGTTGTTCTACAGGATAACGCGACACTGCCCGGTAGCGGGCTTTTACTGGCTGACCGGGTGCGAAGTGTTGTCACCAACACCGTCGTTAATCTGGTGTGGGACGGAGCCTACTGGTGCGAACCAAAGGTGGTCCCGTCGGTGCCAACGAGCTTGATTGTCGGCGTGTCTGGATACGTCTCGGTGGCGGCAGGAACGTCAGCCATTCTCGTCAATCCCAACGGCAACTACGTTCTGACATCCGCACCGCAGATTGCGGATGGATACACTGGACAAGTCATCACGCTGTTCATGGATGCAGCCGAGGCGAATACAGTGACCTTCACAGATGAGGGCACGCATGCCAATAGTAATTTGTGGGTTGGCGGGACTGGAACCAACGTAGTCCTGTCCGCAAAGAATCCGATCCAGTTCATCTTCTCCGGAGACAGTTGGAACCTACTCACCAGACCATGAAGAAACTACTTGCACTGCCTCTTTGCTCCACCGCCTTCGGCCAGGGGGTTGAGGTCAAGCAAACCACTACGGAGGTCACTGAGCGATCTTACCTGCAATCGGTAAGGGTAATCTACGGGGTGGTGGATTCAACCAACGTGGTGGCTACTCAGATTCAGTACACCATCGCCTACGAAGAGCAGCGAGGCAGCGGCCCGTGGATCAAGCTGGAACCGATCCGGCTTGGATTCTCCCGTCTTGACGCGAGCAACTGGGTGCTGAGCTACACCAACAAGTCAGGTGTGTTGGTGACAAACAACATCCGGAATTCAGTCCTTTCGGACTTTGATCGAGTTGACCTTTTCCCGGCCCGCTCGTTGAACATTTTGAAAACGCCACAGGCGACTGTGGCGCAACCGGTAGCACCAGAACCGCTAGTGCCTGAATAAACAAAACCTGCATAGCATGAAGATCAAACTGCTCCTCGCCTGCCTGATTCCGTTCGTCGCTGCGGCCGCCAATGAACGGTGGACGGTTACGTTTGAAGCTCAGGACGACATCTTTGGTCCGCATCCACTCGGCGCAACCGAGGGTGTCATTGGGGCCGTCGTCGTCGAACACATCGAAGCCGCACCGACAGCTTCGTTGAAGCTCACATTCGAGGGAATCTACCATCCGGCTGCCGGGCCGGCAGGTTGGATTCCCGACTACACCGGGGACAACACACTGAACAACTGGCTTCAGGAAAACATGAGCTACAGCATCAGCCTTGACTACCTGATCGGCATTGTCGGAAGGGAAGTTGCGGTGAGTCCGCAGTGGCGGGTGTTTTACGAAGGTAGCTGGGCCACGGTAAATGGCTCGTTGTTTGTGGCCAGCTTTGGTGAACCGGTTACATGGGAGATTCCCGAGCCTCCTGTTGAGCCTCCGAGTGGGGGTGGCGGCGGTGAGCCTCCTCCGATTGACCCGGGTGGTGGCGGCGGCGGCGGGATTCCGGAGCCAGGCACCTACGCCCTGCTGTTCGGGCTTGGGTTGGCTGGCTTTGCTGGGTACCGGAGGGTGGCAAAATGAGGGCCGTCAACCTGAACGAACTGGCCCGTCAAGTCGCGGTTGAGGATGACCCAAAGGGCCTGAACATGAGCATGGCCGAAGTCAAGGCTGTGCTCGCTGGGCTCGGACGACTGATGCGGCGCGAGACTATTGGCCGGGTTGTGGCTATTTGTCTGGCGCTTTACACGCGAGCGGGTAGGTCACAGGAGGAGTAACATGGACGAGTTACGCATCATCTTCAAGAAGCCAGTCACGTTCTTTTGCAGGATTGTGGCAGGCATCGTGATGGTAGCGGCTCCAATGTTTGACTCACTCAAGGACAAGGCGCTGGATGACGTGCCAGCGGTGACGTGGATCGTGATTGCGCTTGCCGTGGCTGGTGCTGCCGCGAACACAGCGGCGGCTTGGTTCTCGTCAAGCGCAACCAAAGCTAGAGAGGAACTACAAGCAGCGAAATGAACGAGACACCTTTCCCGCCCAAGCAAGCGCGGGGAGGTGACGGACTACGGACTACGCAATATTACCTATGGCAGAAAGGGCTCAAGACTTCATGAATAAGTGGGGGACCCTACTCATTCAAGCCGTCTTCCTTTCCATCCTGATCCCGTGGGGGTGGAAGATGACGGAAGCTGTGAATCACCTTTCGGCCGACATGCAAGAGGCTCGCGCATGGCAGGCAGCACACATCGCAAAGAGCGAGGTTGAAGCCAGGGCTCTCAAGCTGGAGATCAGCGCCGAGCTTCAGAACGTAGTGAAGGCTGCGATTGAGCGGAGTGAAGCAAAGCAAGACCGACTCTCGCAGGATGTGCGCGAGACCGACCGGGTTATGCGAGACACCGCAGCGCGGCTCGGTGTTGTAGCAGACGGGGTCACGACACTGACTGCTGAGCTTGGGAAGTTGAAAGCCTCTGTTGTGACGGCGCTCTCGGATATGGATTTCCGCAGAAACGAAACTCGGGATGAGAAAGGTAAGTGAGTATGCCACGACGAAGACGTGAAGACGAAGCGAAACACAAAACCGAAAAGGGTGTGAAGCCGGTTCGGCGAGGACGGCCTTCCTCCAAGAAGCGTGACTTACCCCGCCGACGACACGACGACTAACTATGAGTGCCGCTCTTCCTCCAGCCCCCGGTTGTGGTGATACGTGCGTGGCCGAAGCCACGACGCTCGTGCCCGGTCCTGCCGGTGCAGCCGGAGCGGCGGGCGCTGCCGGGACGAACGGCACGAATGCGTACACGACGCTGACGGCGCAGTTCACGATGCCTGCGGTGACGGCGTCGGGGACCGCGACGGTGGCGACGAACGTGTGGATGGCATACGGGCAGATCGTGGCGATTGGCGATCCGGCCGGAGCGGCTCCGTATGCGACGATGCGCGTCGGCGCGAAGACTGGGACGACGCAGGTGTCGCTGGAGAATCTGGAGACGCTGGCCGGGGCTTACAGCGACAACGTCGCTCCTGGCACGATCTTTCCGGTTGGCACCATCGTGTCACCGGGTGGGATGCAAGGAATCGCCGGGAGCACACCGGCTGACGCGCTGCTCAAGGCGGACAATCTCAGCGGGCTTGCTTCGACGGCGACTTCGAGGACGAATCTTGGGCTTGGGACAATGGCGACACAGGCCGCCAACAACGTGGCAATCACGGGTGGGTCGGTCGCGGGGATCACGGACCTTGCGGTTGCCGATGGTGGAACCGGAGCCTCGACGGCGGCCGGGGCGCGAGCAGCACTCGGCGCGGCGGCGCTGGGAGCAAACTCGGACATCACGTCGTTGACTGGCCTGACCACGCCGCTGGCGGTGACGAAGGGCGGGACTGGGGCGACTTCGGTGGGCGCGGTGCAGACTGCATTCTCCATTGCTACGTCCGGGGCGAACACGAACATCACGTCCTTGGCGGGGCTGACGACGCCGCTTTCGATTGCCCAGGGTGGAACGAGCGCGGCCACGGCGGCAGCGGCGAGGGCCGCGTTTGACTTGTCCCACGCGCATCGGGGCATCGTTATCCTGAAGAACATTCAAGCATCTGGTACTGACGCTGGCACGTTCACTACGGGAGCGTGGCGAGTGCGGACACTTAACACCGAGGAGTACGACGACAAGAACGTCTGCACGCTGGCCGCGAATCGGTTCACGCTGGCGGCTGGTGAGTACTACATTCACGCATATGCTCCGGCATATAAAGTGAACAAGCATCAGATTCGTCTATACAACGTGACTGACGTTTCCGTGCAGGGTTACGGGTCCAACGCTTACAGCGGGGCGTCGGACAATGCAATGACATCATCCTTTCTGTATCTGCATGTGGACATTGCATCACCCAAGACTTTTCAACTAGAGCATTACTGCCAAACAACTCAAGCCACGGATGGCTTCGGACAGGCCAACTCGTTTGGCGGTAGTGAACTTTACGCGCACGTCGTCATCATGGGTGAGACTGAGTAATGGCTTCCACCTCTCCAGCTTTGATCAGTGACGGATTCCAAGAGCTTTCTCGTGGAGTCCACAGCGGGAAGTCGTCGCGGTTGTTGACGAGGAGCCATGTTGCATGGGCGGAGAACGCAACTTTCAGGGGTGATTTGCCGCGACCACGTCCGGGATGGAAGCGACTTGGCGTTGACCTGTCCGGCATCACCGGCAGGTATCAGGGAGCTACGGTTCACGCACCGCTCGTCGGCGACGCTCACATCATCCTCTGCGCGGGCGGACGCATCTACGCGGTAGATGTGCTTCCGTTGAACAAGGACTACCACGAAATCACCATCGCCAACGATGCAAACTCCCCGAACCAACCCCGCGTCTGGTTTGCCTCAACACCGGGTTACACGGTCATTCAGGATGGACTGAGCTTCCCGGTGATCTATGACGGGGCGCTGTGCCGCCGAGCCAACCCGGCTTTCAGCGAGGTGCCGTTCGGGACCGTGATGGCTTACGGGAATGGTAGGCTTTGGGTCGCTATGGCGGACAGGCGCTCGTTTGTGGCCTCGGACCTCATCTACGGGCCGTCGGGTACTCCCGGCGCGTCCTACCGCGACGCTGTGCTGCGGTTCACTGAGAACGACATCATCAAGGGAGGCGGGGCGTTCGGCGTGCCGTTCGAGGCGGGCGAGATCACCGCGATGCAGTTTGCGGGAGTCAACGACACGAGCACGGGCCAAGGGCCGCTGCTCGTAGGGACGCGGAACAGCACGTTCAGCGTCAGCGTGCCGTTCGACCGGACGCAGTGGAAGGAGCTGACCAGTCCGGTGCAGACGGTGATGCTGCCGAACGGCGGGCCGGTTGGAGCGTGGTCGCTGGCGTCAGTGAACGGAGACATCTGGTACCGCGACCAGATCGGGATTCGCTCGATGCAAACGACATACCGGGATTTTGGGACGTGGACGAACACGCCGCTGTCTCGCCCGGTGCAGCGGATCGTCGAGCGAGATGATGACAACTTGCTCGAATTTGCCAGTGCGGTGGAGTTCAACAACCGCATGCTGATGACTGTCACACCACAACGATGGCATGAACAAGGCATTTATCATCGGTGTGTTTACCATCTTGGTATCGTGGCTCTGGACTTCGATCAGATCAGCGATACTGAGGGGGTGGGATCGGACGCCCGTCCGGTGTGGGAGGGGTTGTGGACCGGGCTCAAAGTGCTCCAGTTAGTGACGGGGATGTTTAATGGAGTGAAGCGGTGCTTTGCGATTACTTACTCCGAAGACAACGCGGCGTATGGAGTGTGGGAGTTGAGCAAGAATGCGCTGTGGGATGACGAAGACACGCCGATCAAGATGGCGTTGGAGACGCCGGAGTACAACTTCCAGACGCCGGGAATGCGGAAGGAACTGAAGTCCGCCCGGTATTGGCTGCGAGACATGAGTGGGGATGTGACATTGGAAACGAGCTACGCGCCGGATGGCTACCCGGTGTGGCAGACGTGGGAGTCGAAGTCACTTTGCGCCGAGGTCAAGGGTTGTGGAACGGACGGGTGCTACCCGACGCCCAAGCTACCCCAGCCGCGCAACCCCATCGTTCTTGCCGAGCCGCCGCCAACGTGTGTGGATGGGCGAAACGACCCGACGAATATCGGATACAACTTTGCGCTGCGGATCGAACTGACCGGGCAGGCCACCATCGCACAAATGCGCGTTGACGCACTGCCGAAACCGGAGGACCGTCCTCAACCGTGCGGGTCGGCGGAGACGTGTGCGGCGATTGAGTCGTGTGAGACTGATCCGTTTGAGCATGTGACGGAGAATTGATATGAGCCAGAATCTAGCATTGCTTGCGGGGACGTTGCCGGCCGGTTGGTGTCCGACCGCGGGGGCGACGTACTGGCAGGAGGTTTACAACAAGTTCTTCGTGCTCGGCTCTGCGATCCTGCCGGCCGGGGTCGGGCTCGCGCTGAAGGTGGATGCCGGCCCGCGAACGGTGGATGATCAGGGGACGGTGGTGTGGCTCAATACAAGCACGGGGCACTTGCTCTATTACTCCGGGACGTGGATTTCCATGAATCCCATCGCGGCGTCGAGTGCTGAGCGCCGGATCATTGCTACTGGGTCGGAGGCGGACGTGTGGCTGTACGACGGGGGCGACGGTGTGGACCCGTCAGTGACAGCGCCGACCCCGACGACTGGGGCAATGTGGGAGGTGGATCACACGTTCGACTTCCGCTTCCCGCTCGGAGCCGGCACGGCTCCGGTGACAGGGACGGTGGTTGCCATCGAGGGTACGGGTGGCTCGGAGACTGTGACGCTGACTGCTGACCAGTTGCCGGAGCATACGCACCCGTGTGAGAAGACGACGTTCTGGCACGCCGGGCGTGACGGTACAGCGTTGACTCCAACCGGGGCGAATCCGGGTGATGCTGACCTGGCCGACAGCAACGTGGACAAGAATGTCACTACGGGCGCTGCGCACTCGAACATGCCACCCTACATTGGGGTGTACGTCATCAAGCGCACCGCCCGCGTTTACTACACAAGCTGAGCCATGAACGTCCTAACTCTCAGCGCCGCCAAGCCGGTTGTTGCACGGGCTTTGAATATGTGCCCGACGGACGACCGCGTTGTGGACTTCCTCAACGAAGCGCAGCAGCGGTTGTTGAACCGTCCGACTCGGGCGGTGGGCTGCGACATGAGCTACCGCTTCAAGGCGACGGCCTCGCAGATTACGCTGCCGCGGCAGATCAAGACGGTGGAGCGGTGGCTTTGGAATCAGTGGCCCGGCGCGGTCAGGCCGGAGTGGTTCGACTTCGGCTTCAATGGCTACGGGCGGTGGGAGGACGACCGTCCGTGCGACGCGATTCTCCTGAAGGACATGGGCCGGGCCTGCTGCTTCAACGACCCGCTGACGAGTGCGAAGGATTTCATTCGAGTCACGACGGACGTGACCGAGGCGGCGGCGACTTACCTGTGGCTTTACGGCTACGATGAAAACAACCAGTGGATTCGGTCGCTGATCGGCGGGACTTGGTATGATGGGGAGCGCGTGGACCTAAGCGCCGCGCCGGTCGTGACGACGAACAAGTTCACCGCGTTGGTGCGGGCGCACAAGGATGTGACCAAGGGGATTGTGCGCGGGTATGAGTGGGACGGTGCGCTTGTGATTCAGTCGTTGTTCGCCTACGAGCCATCGGAGACTGACCCGGTGTACCGACGCATTCTCATTCCCGGCATGGATGATGCCGTTGACTCGGATGAGGATCAGTACGTTACCGTCTTCGCCCGACTTCAGCATATCCCGGTGTCAGCGGACAATGACGCGTTCGTCATCGGGAATCTGCCCGCGCTGAAGCTGATGTGCATGAGCATCAAAGCGGAGGAGGCCGGACAGCTTGCTGAGGCGCAAGCACTCTCCGGCAGCGCCATCGCAGAACTGGAAGGCGAGCTTGCTTCCTACGTCGGCGACGGGGTCGGACTTCAGCTTAATATGGAAGAAGGCTTCGGAGCCGGAAGAGTGAGGTCTATTGTATGAGTTCAATCGCAGGCCCCATTTTGGCGGGAGCCGGGACTATCGGGAGTTTCGTAGGCTCACTGCTTCAGAAGACGCCGGACGTGCCGGAGTGGAAGGATGTCAACATCGCGGACGAGACTGCCGCGGCCACGAAGGAGGCGGGAGCGGCGCTGCCTGGCATCGAGGCGCTGTTCAAGAAGGTCAACACGTTCATGTCCTCCGAGCTGATGCGGGGGATGGAGACGCTGGTGCCTGGGGCGACGGCGACGGTGGCGAAGAGCATCGGCGACATGCTGCAAGGCAAGTTGCCGTCGGACTTGGTGAGGAATCTGGCGACTTCGGCGAATGCACGAATGCTTGGGTTGGTCGGCGCAACCAAGAGTCAGTTCCGCGATTTCTACGGAGTCGAGAAGCTCGGCGAAGTCGGTTTGAAGTATCAGCAACAAGGCTTCCAGAACTTGCTGGCTTATGGACAGGCTCTCATGCCACAGCTTGCGAACCCGGCATCATGGCTGGTCAGTCCAACGCAGCGGGCACAGATGACATTCCAAAACCGGGAGATGCAGTGGCAGCGGGACATGCTGGCCAATCAGATGAGTACGCTGAACGCGAACAAGTTCTCCAATGCGTTGGTTTCGGCTGGCTCGACACTGGCCGGAGCCGGGGCGGGAATGATGGCCGCGCCGAACTTCAACGTGTTTGGCGGCGGCACATCGTCCGGAATGACGATGGGCGATTGGTCGGCTGGTGCCAGCGTACCAAACTGGAGTCAACCGCTGCCCACGATTTGAACGACTATGCCACTCTCAACTATTGGAACCGGGCCGGTGGAGCAAGTGCTTGAAGAGCGCCGCCTGAACGCGTCGGTCGCGGCACAGAACTTTCGCGCCGGCTTCGATGTGGCGCAGTTTGCCACGCAGGCGAGGCTGTCGTTGCGGGCGCAGGCCTTGCAAGAGCAAAGCCTGAAGCTGGAGCAGGGCCGGCTCAACCTGGCGACGCTGGACTTTCAGCAAAGGTCGCAGTATTTCGAGCTTCAGAAGGAGAAGTGGACGATGGAGCGGAAGCAGATCGAGCAGGAGATTGCTCGGTCGGAGATGTTGCTGCCGCTGGAGAAGATGAAGGCGGCTGCCACGTTGCAGGCTGGACAACGTCAGCTTGAAGGGCAGGCGGAGTTCGAGGCATTCGGATCGGATGCTCTCGGAGCGATTCAGCAGAATGCCACGCAGCAGAAGAAGGCGATTTCGTCAGGCAACTTGTCGCCCGAGCCTGATCCGGGGATGTTGGACTTGTTCCGGCTTTATCCTAATTTGATGACTCATCCGGAAGTCATGAAGGCACAGGACGAGGCGAACAAAGACGTGGCTGCCTTCCGGGAGCGGTGGATGATGACGACCGGGCGGGCGGGAGTCTCTGGTATGCTTGGCGGTGTTGCCGGCCAGAAGTTGCAGTTGCTCCAGCAGTATCAGAGTGAGATTGACGACAAAGTAGCGATGGGGGCTCTGACACCGTCACAGGGCGAGTCCATACTCAAAGACGTTCGCCAGCTTCTTGTCTCTCCGACTCTGATAACGCAGGTTCAGAACGTCCGCGACGACACCTTCAAGATGATTCAGGAGAACCTGAAGAACAAGCTGTTGTTGGGTGCTGACTCAGCGGTTGGTGACAAGTTTCTGAGCTACGCCAAACGCCGGCTGGCGGCGGCTCAAGACGTGGATGAAGCCAACAGCGTGGGAGCCGACTTGTTTGCCGAAGCGGCGTCGCTGACGAACGTCAAGCCAGATTCGATTCCAAAGCATTGGACCTCGGGAACAACGCCAATCGCGCCGGCTGGTGTGCCGCAGGGCACGACACGGACCAACACAGTGGACGGGGTTGAGGTCATTTTCCGCAGGACGCCTTGATATGCCAATTTCTGTCAACCTGCCCGAGTTTCAGACGGAAGTTACCATTCCGGACATGACGGATGCGGAAGCGCAGGCTTTCGTGTCGCAGAAGGTGCTGCCGCGGCTGAGGGCCGAGCGTGAGGCACAGGGGTATCAGGCGGAAGCCGCTGACATCATGCGTCGGGCCGGGAAGTGGATGTTCATGGAGGACGTTGCTCGGGAGACGCAAGCCCAAGCCGCAGTGCCTTTTCAGACGCTCCGTAACATGGGACGGTGGGGTGAAGCCGCCGCGCTTGACTTGGTCCAGAACTGGCGCGAGGGAGTTCCTCCATGGCGGTATGAATGGAAGAACCTCGGGGCGTTCTGGCAAGGTGGACTGGAGCAGAAGGACGATCTACCCACGATCAAGGAGTTGAAGGAGCGGTCGCCGGGACTGGGGGCAACTGCGGTTGCGGCGGCGGTGGAGTCTGTCGAGACACTTCCTTTGCTCTACTTTGGCGGAGCTGGCATGAAGGCGGCAACGTCGCTTGGCGACGCGATGCTGACGCAAGCGCGGCGGTTTGGACCGCTGATAGCCGGCGCGGCAGTAGCGGAGAATCCAAGCGAACCTGGCAAGGCACTGGTGGCTGGGGCGGCTGGTGCGGTTATTCCGGGGGCGTCGGGGCGTGGCGCACTGGCCCTAGAAAAGCTGGCCGCACGAGCTTTTCCGGCGATGGGTGAGGGAGCGATCAAGGCGTTGGGAACACTGGGCTCACAGGCCGCTGTGGATGCTGTTGCAATGGCGTCGCAGTCACCGGAGTTGCTCGACTTGTACCGAACCGATCCAACTGCGTTCAAGCATGCGGTGGTTGGACTGATAGCAGGCAATGCAGTGTGGGAGTTGCCTCGGTTGAAAGGGGCTGTCTCCTACGGAATGCGCGAGGCGATGGCGGAGAAGGCTTACGATCTCTACGTCAAGTCGCCAGAGTACAAGCGTCAGATTGACGAGGTGGCGACGACAATGCTCGATCCCAATTTTGGGGGAGTAGAGGCGAATCCTTACGAGGTTGCTCGAATGGGGATCAGAACGGGAGAGACGCAGTGGCTTGACGTGCAAACCGACCCGGTTTTGGATGTGCCGAATCACGTCAAACAAAAGTGGGAGAACCAGCGACAGGCACTTGGACTGATCGCGGACGAGGCTCGTGGTGTGGCTTTGGCAGAGGCTAAGGGCGATGCAACGCAAGCCATGATTCACCGGGCGAACATGGCGGACTTGCAGCTTGATGTCACCGGGCGGGAGCCGGGACAGGAGCGGAATGCTGAGTACTGGATGCAATGGCGTGGACGTGAGGCTGAGACCGAACAGCTTCGCAGCGAGCTTGGCTTGAGTAAGCGGCCGCTGGTGGAGGAGGCGATTGCGGAGGGACGGATCAGGCTGGCGGAGCCGGAGCCCACGCCGGATGAGGCTTCGGTAAGGGCCGGCCGAGTAACGTGGAATCGCACAGCGGAGGAAATGATTCCACCTGTGCCCGAGCGAACCCGTGTAGCAATGAAGGGGGGTGAGTCGAGTGGCAAAGAAGTGCAAGCAAAGGAAGAAGCGGTAGGGACTATTCAAACTCCAAGCATCAGGTTTGGAGTCGAAACCCTGCTGAACGAAGCGAGAGCCCGAGGCACTATCGGTCTTCAGGAAAGCTTAGACATTCGTGAGGGCAAAACAGCGTGGCCAACGGATAAGCTTGGCGATGAACAGCAGTTTGTTCAAGCTGCGACGCAAAGTCAAATACGGTTTCTTGAGGATGAAATCAAAACGCATCTGGCGCGAGCCGGTCAGCCGGTTCAGCCAGAGCAGTTAGAGGCTGTCAGACAGGCCTCCAGCAACAAAGCTGAATACATCAACAAGCTAGAGCAAGGCTTGGCTGAAATCAAATCGTCTGGTTTGGCTATGGCAGCCGCAGCACGACCCGGATTTCTTGCCAGCGCCGCACCTAAGAAAGCGGCCCCAAATCCAGCGCTGGAGCCACCGGCCGAGCTGGCTCCGCTTCTGCCTAACTTCCCGACGAAGCTTTCGGAGTACACCGGCTTCAAGGATGTGGGAGTTTTGTATGACTGGACTGTTCCACAACTTGAACAGTTCGGGACGTTTCTCGGTGGACTCTACAATGAGCATGTTGCCCAAGTTCGACGTGACTTCCGTGCCAAGAATCCCGAGGCGACGTTGACGGAAGTTGTGAATGCCGGCCACGAAAACCCGGTGGCGAATGCTCTGCGTAGTGACGTGCAGGCAGTGACCAACGTCAAGTTTGCCAAGGAACGTGCAGTGCCGGGCGGACGTTCTCCGATTAGCGACGTGCCACCAGAAGACGCCGGCACGCTCTACGCCAACCCGGTGGGCAAGCTGCTGCGAAGTGGAGTGGTTCAACCGCTTCGAGCTTCCGTCTTAGCGACAGGTGCCCCGATCCGGTGGTTCTTCGAGGAGATACCTGACCGGCTGGCCCGACTTGGCGGGGTGGAAGCAGGGCGAGTTGCCACGCTGGCCCGCGAGGCGATCAGCCGGGGCAAAGGCGTGCTTGGCGAGTTTGCCCGGTTCATTGACTCCGCACTGCGCGACGGCGGACGGCTCGACGATTTTACTCGCTGGGCCAACGACATCGTAGTGGACCCAAAGAATCCGAAGGCTGGGTTTGGGAACACGCTTCGTTTGGACCCTGACTACGCGGCGCGATTTGCTGGCACTTCGATTCCAGCAGAGTTTCGAGCACAGATGGGTCGGCTCGGCATCGCCAACGATGCCATTGGGCAGATGGCCGGACGGGGGATTCCCGGCTTCACGCCGACCGGACGGTGGCAGCGGGTGATGACGCCGCAGTTTGTGGACGTGCTGCGGCAAGGAGTCAATTCACCAGCATGGCAGAACTTGGTGGAGGCCCTGTCCAAGATTCCCGAGAACGGAATGACCCGGCAGCAAGCCGAGAAATGGGCTCTGGACTTCAAGAAGGATTTGGACGATGCGGCGGTTCTGGCAAACCAGCGAACCATTTCTCAGGAGCACGTCCGCAAGATCAAGGTGATGCCGTCGCAGATCAAAGCTCCAGGCGTTGTGCCTGGAACAGAGACGTGGCTTCCACTGATTGAGGCCAAGCCGTATGAGTACCTGACGAGGGCGGCGCATACGGTAGCGGCGCGGGTTGGAGTGTTGCAGACATTTGGTGGGTCACAGAACTTGGGGGTGTGGCGCAATCGCGTGGCGGCTGAGGGACCACACACTGCTGAAGCTTTCGACGCTTTGGTGCGTGCACTACACGGAATGCCGCAAGACCGTCCGTGGCATTGGGTGACGCCGGGAACGCGGGCGGCATCGCTTGTCCACGCGGTTCACAGGGTATTCTCCAATGTCGTCAACCCGCTGGCTCTGACGATGGCGGCGATTCCGAACACGGCGGAGCTTTTCGCCGGGGCGACACCTTGGTCTTTTGGGTGGAAGGCTTACCTCGAAGCTGCCACCAAGTTAGTTGGAAAGGGTGGATTCTACCAAGAGCTTGAAGACCTCGGCGCTATCACGAGGTCCATCCACAATTTCAGCTCTGATCCGAACGCCAGGTTGAATAGTGCGCTGCGCCAGTTCCGGCAGGGCATCAGTCGTGGGTCGCTCAACAACTTCCTGAACGAGGCGCAGGAGGCACTGGCGGCGGGCACCGCAAAGGTGCTGATGGACCGAGCCACGAGCGGCCGACTTTCTGAAGGCGAAGTCCGTCGAGTACGCGCGCTGTCGGAGGTAATGGGGTTCAATCCTACGGAAGCGGCGTGGCTGGCTGATGGTACAGCGTCGCAGGAGTTGCGGAACAGCTTTATTCGGCGGGCCGCTCCGGCCTTGACTAGCGGGGCCAAAGCCCCGGCCGAGCAAAGCGCCTTCATGGGCAGCCGGGTGGCGACGTTCATGCTACCGTTTCAGAGTTACGCGACGGCAAGGATGAACCTGCTGCATCGTATAGCAAAGGTGGCCAAAGCGGGGGATAGTGGGGCGGAGAATTTGCTAGCCCGCGCTCTGTTTGGCACGGCCGCACAGGGAGCAATGAGTGTGGTACTCTCGACGCTGGCCACAGGCGGAGCCGCCAAGCTGGCGGTCAGGCTTAACGAAGCGGAAGACAGCCCTGTTGGGTTCATCCTGGACGCGCTGGTCAATGCTATTGGTGGGCCGTACTCCACGTTGTTCTACAACTTGCAGGGTGGTGGCGGTCTGGCAGACTCGCTCAACACCGACAGCCTCACGGTGAGACTGCTCTACCCCGGCCAGAAAGCGGATGAGATCATCGGCCTTGCAACTGGGGGTGCGCGTGGAACGTCAGCCTACAAGAACAAGAACTTTTGGGAGCGTGCTTCAACGTTCATGCAGCGGGCCGTACCGGTGAGCAAGGTGGTCAGGTCGGTGACACTGGCCTCCGGGTTGGTGAAGGGTGGCAATGACCAGCTTGAACTGGAGGCTGCCACCGGGGGGTACTGGAATTGGTACACCAGCAAGTACGGCAAGCCTGGCAAGGATACCGAGACGCCCACGGCTCGACAGCAAGAAGCCCGCACTCAAATGCGACAGTTCTTGGATGGGCTCAAGCGGGGGGAGATCAATAAGGAGGAGCTTGTCGAGGCGATCAAGGCTAACAAGCGCGGTCGCGCAGGTTTTGCGGACTCGCTGCGTTACAAGAAGATGCTTTACTATGTGACGGGTGAGAACAAGGGAAAGCCACTTACCAACGCTGACCGCGTGGAACTGAAGAATCGAATTGGCGAGAAGGCATTCGGCGCACTTCAGGGTTGGGATGCGGTGGTAGAGGGAATCGCTAGCGCCGTCGAGTGAGTCGGAAGTGGCACAAGAGTGAAACTAACAACCACAGCACGGCGGCGACGCCGGGCACGAGTGGAAGCAGATCAGAAAGTGAGGTAGTCATGCCGTTGAAGAGAGGTCGGAGCAGGGCGACGATCAGTTCCAACATCCGCAAGGAGATTCACACCGGCAAGCCCCGCCGCCAGGCCATCGCAATCGCGTTGAGCGTGGCGAGGCGGTCGGGGCGGCGGAAGCGGAGCTAGTCAGTGACGAGCTGGATGGTCGGACGTTTGCCCTCCGTGCTCCGTCGAACCTTTTCGATCTTGCGGACTTTTCTGGTCCCAGTGCCATCACGCTCGACCACGTGAATGGATACGTCGAGCGGTGTCGTGTCGTCCACGTAGTTGGCGCGGACGAAGTTTTCGAGTTGAACTAGTAGTTCGTGAACGGTCATAGTCAATCCTCTGTTTTGTTATTGGGCCAGTTACAGTAAATTGGAGAAGCGTCCGGCTCCACATCGTCAGGCCGGTCGGCGTTTTCGCAGCAGGGGACTTCGTGGTAGCCGTCGCCGAGCATGCGGCCACCGCAATGGGGACAGGTTTCGTTCATAGTTTCTGACTGTTCTTCATTGCCCAGTTCTTCGAGCACTCACCGGCAACCGGGATTGTGAGCGTAATTCCGGCAATAGCCATGGGGTTGTCGAAACAGCGGCGCACGAACGAGCCGGCCCACTCGCGGTCGGCCTCGCGGAACTGGACGACGAGGGAGTCGTGGACCGTGTGGAGTGGCTCGACGCGGAGGGTGGGGAAGGAGCGGAGGAGGGTGTTCATGCTCGATTTTCGGGGCTATAGTACAACCGCCACAGTGCCAGCTTCGTAGCGTACGTAGTGTGTTCTTGCGGTGCATTACTCAGCGCCGATCCATGCACCGTTCGCTTGATGACTGGCACTTTCGACCCGTCGCACTGTTCCTTGTACTCCCAGCGTTGACCGTAAAAGTTGCGTCGGTGGCCACTCGCGCTCACGAGGTAGCCTTCGCGCATGACCTGATCGCCGACCGCTTTCCAGCGGCGCTCGATGCCGGGGTAGCGGGTGAGGATGGCGCGTTGCACCTTCTTGCACTCGGCGGCGGTGACGAAGACGAGCTGACCACCACGACCATACGATTCGCCAAGCACCTGTTCAACCATCGTCTGAACTCCCATGAGGTAGCAAGTTCCCCATATGACTTTCTTGAAGGTAAGATAGAGCCAGTCATCAGGAACAGCCTTGCATAGTGCTTGTACCTCATTGCGGGGTAGGGTGTTGATGACTGGCCCTTTCAAATAGATAAGCTCGCTGACCTGGGCGGGTTTGATCCCGGCTCTCAAGTCTTCGAGCATGGTGGGGTCGCCGAGGGCAGCGCACTCGGCGGCGATGGTCCAACCGTCCGCGCCGCGCAGGTCGAACTGACCGAGCAAGCAGTCGTCGTCGGCGACAAAGAGGACGCGCTCAGGCTTGGTGGTGGTCTGGAGGTTGTAGCCCACACCGCAGGCGCTTTCGGAGCATGACCAGCGACCGGTGGCGGGCAGGCCGCCCTTACCTTGCTTGCTGTTCTCCGCGCTCTTCAGGCTGTTGTAGGAGCAGCGCATGCGGCCGTCCAAGTCCGCTCTCTTCGAGAGCGTCTCCGTCCGCGTCTGGAGGCTGGACAGGCGGAGCCACAGCTTCAGGATCGAAGCGGCCCGGTTGAACTTGCCGGGGTTGCGCTGGGTGTGGAGGTAGAGGTTGAGCAGGGCGTCCGCGTCGTGCGTCAGGCGGTCGGTGTTGCGGCCGTTTTCTTTGACGTACTGCGGCGGGAGGCTCAGCCCTTCGGGCTGCGGCTTGTAGAGAAAGTCGTTGGCCTTCGGTGACTGAATGTTGAAGTGAAGTCCCAACAAAGTACTCAGCTCCCCACGCTCGCGGCATCGCAGCATTCCCATGTGCTTTCCACGAAGGAAGCGTACTGACGCTTCAACCGCCTCTCGATGCTGGCTGAGGACGAATTCCTGGGCGTCCGCGAGCGTGGCGACTTCGGCGTCGGTGCCCTCTTTCTTGACGACTTCGGTGCCTTTGCGCGGCCCGCTTTTGAGGACGTGGCGGACTTCGACGTAGCGCCGCGGCTTCTTGACGCAGAGGGTGCGGAGGTGGGTGAGGAGTTCATTTTCGTTGGTGGGGAGTTTGATCCCGGTTTTCTGGTTGAGCGTGTCTTGAAGGATGTAAATGCGGCGCTGCACGTCGGCAAGGGCGGAGTCGCGGTTCGAGTCGTCGAACTTGATCCCGCGAAGCTCCATGTAGAGGATCGGGGCAAGCAGGCTCATGTTGAAGCCGTAATGCGCAAACGCGTCGGGCGTCAACTCAGGGCGGCGGTAGAGAGCCTCGCAGCACTCGAACGTGAGGCAGGTGTCCTTGCCATTGTACTGCCAGGCGACTTCGTCGTCGCGGCTGCGACCTTCATGCTTGTAGTATGGCTCGCGGGTCAAGCACGACGTAAGGTCTGCCAAGGACTTGTCCACTTCGCTGAACAGCTCCCACCATAACACCATCGTATCGTCCACCATGACATTGTGGATCGGCGGGCGGCCGGAGTAGGAGAGCACGAAGGCGTCGTACAAGCCGTTGTGCGTGATGAAGCCTCGGGGTGGGGGTGTGACAACAGGGGAAGACTCTGAAGTAGCGAGCCGCCCGGCTCGCCGGTCTATCCACGCGGCGGTGGGGTCACGCCACGGCTCGTACAGATTCATCGAGTCCACCAAGGCGGCAAACTCGGACCAGATCGTTTCTTCGTGCTCTCCATGAACGGCTTCGCCGTTCCTGCGGCGAAGGGGGAAGACGTGGGCCTCGCTGGCGCTCGGACTCAGGGCGAAGGAAGTCGCGCCACTGCGAGCATAGCCTTCAAGGTCGAAGGCAAGGCGTCGCCCGTGAAGTCCCCGAAGATGTTCAACAGCAGAATCCAATCCAGTGTGGATGTGTATGTTTCGCTCAGGCGGCGTGAAGGTTGCGGTGTCAGCTTCCTGTCCGATCCGCTCGACTTGGAAGTGCCAGAAGAATCGTCGTGTGTCGTCATGGAGAATTGCAGCGGGGTGGTAGCAAGCTAGGGTTTTGACTGGCTTGCCGGTTAAGGTTGTCCAGAGGAGGGTGTTCTTCCATGAGTCAATGGACCGGCTTTCGCCGGTCAGAGCGCGAAGCGCCGTGCCGCCGAGAGCGACGACGAAGGTGGGATCGAAGCGAGTGAGGTCGTCGCGCAGGCTGGCGAGGCCAGCCTGGACTTCGGGACCGTCCCACTTGAAGAACTTGAACTTGTCGTGTGGGGCACGGTGCTGACAGACGTTGCCCACGAAGCATTCAGAGCGGTGGATGTCCACCTCCTTGAGTGTATCCCACAGGAGGTGGCCGCTGGGGCCAACGAAGGGCTTGCCCAAACGCACTTCCCACTCGCCCGGGCACTCGCCGACGAAAGCGATACGGCGGCGCGGGTTGGGGTGGGTGGGGAACTGGTTGGGGACTTTCACAGCGGGCGGAGAAGGGTGTATGCGACGACGACGATGAAGATGGCTAGGTAGCCCAGTGCTCCGACAAGGAACAAGTCAACGCCGGATGTCTCGCGGCATCGGCGGGCCGAACGCGGCTTCGCGCAGGCCCCAGTCTTCATAGTCGGGGACGATGCACACGTCGTCGGTGGGGTGGTAGTGGGCGAAGAAGCCATTGTCGGGTTCATGGGGTTCGAGGGTGAACTTGACTTGGTGGCCGCAGCAAGTGTGATAGGGCCACTCCACGAGAGGCTCGCCGCAGATGGCACAATGTTTCATTCGGGGTTGGATTGAAGGTGGGCCTGATTGTCGAACCGGGCGGCACGTTCGCTTTCCGCCTCGTTCCAGACGGCGGGGGAGGAGGGAACGCGATTACAGTAGGGACAGCGCGTGGGATGAAAAGAGTTGCTGACGTAGCTGACGTGGATGGGAAAAGAGCGGCGGCAGTTGGTGTGGACACAAGTCCAGATAAAGGTAAGGTCGGCGATTTTCATGTTGGGCGGACGTTGAAAGTGGAAAGCGGGCCGGCGTTCCCGGTCGCCGGCGACCGTGGGCGGGAACGGGCTAGCGTCGGAAACGACGCCAGGCTGCGAAACTGACGAGACCGAGGCCGGCAACGAGAGCGTAAGTGCCGGGTTCGGGGACGAGCATGAACGACTGAGAACGGAAGTATTCGTTGTTCAGGCTGGAGGCGTTCGCACCTTGCTGGCCGCCGTCGCCGGTTGACAGGTAATACCAGACATTGAGCTGGACTTGACCACCGACGGTGAAGGCGCGGGACCAGATGAGGCCGGTCTGGTTGAGCGGTTGAAGCAGCGTGTCGCTGCCCGCGCCGACGAGCCAGCCGGAGGTGCCGGGCGGCACGCTGAGGGCGGCGGTGTTGACGGTGACGGCATCGCCTTGGTACGCGACGCCAGCGTTGCCGTAGCCGCTGCCGGCTACCTGATTGAGCCACGACGAAGTGCCGGGCGTGAGGATGACCTGGGCTTGAGCGATGCCGGCCAGGACGAGGACTGCGATGAGGTGCTTGATCATGCGTTCTACTTAGTTATGGTTGGTGAGGGAAATTGACCGCGGGGGATTACGCTCCCCGCGGTGTTTGACGTTCCAGCATCCAGGCACCAGGGGCCTGCGGTCTCCGCTCCGTCGGCGTTCTGGCCGGGGTAGTTTGCGGCGGGAGCGATCCCCACCGCGTCAGAGCGGCACCACGTCTGCCAGTAGGTCCAGTTAGGTGCTTGCACAAAATGATTCCCCGGAGCCGCGGTTGTCGGGCTCCCCACGCCGGGGATCGTGGGTTGAAGGTGCGTTTTACCCGCCCTGCCACACTCGCGGCTTGTGGTCCTGCCAGCCACGGGGGGCTGGAAAGCAACCAGAGCCCCACTCCCTGTCGGGCTCTTGGTGATGTTGGACTTTGCGCTCATGGGCTGGGAGTGCTGCGGGCTGCGCCCGCGTTACGAGACGCGGACGACTACGAGCCCCTCGGCGGTGACTTCCTGGCGGACCTTCACCCCCGGAGGGGGTGAGAACTGGCGCTTCTCGGTCGCGCCGGCGATCAGGAAGCCCTTGCCGGGGGCGTCGAGGGCGGCCCAGTCGTACTTGCCCCGCTTGGCGGGCGGGATGGCGAACGTGCCGACGGTGATGTCTTCGGCGGCGCGAGCCTGCCGAGTTGCCGCGGCGGCGCGGCCGTTGCCCTTGCGGGCGGACTTGGTTTTCTTCGTGTCTTCGGGCATGTTGTGTCTTTGTTACTGTGCGTTGCGGTTGCTCCGCGGTCAAGGCTTGATCGCCGAGACCCGGAAGTTCTGGTTGCCCTTCGACGTATCGTTCGGGTCGTCCTTCGAGGGCTTGTAGGTGAGAAGGATGTTGACCTTCTTGCCGATGTCCGCGTCGGTGGGCATCGGAGCCGGCCCGTCCGCCTTAGGGCGCGGATGGCCGAGGGCGAGGGCGACGAACGCCAAGTCTTTCATGCGCCACTCCTGCATCTGGCTCCCGTCCTGGGGAATCCAGAGCGTCTGCTTCAGCGTGGAGCCGGGGTTGAGCTTGCCGCCGTCCATGTCCTCGATGGCCGACTCGGTCTCCCATTCGAGGGTGACAGTGATTGAATCCTTGCCGTCCTTGTTCTTCTCGATGACGGTGCCGCCCTTGAAGGTGGCAGTAGTCGTCTGATTGTGGTAACGCTTGAACGACAGGTCCACGGAACTGGCGTCAAGGCGTTGGAGTAGGTCGAGTCCCATACGTTTGATGTTGTGTTACTTCGGTTTGTTCTTGTTGTTTCTGTGTCTCGTCGTTGTGACGAGAAGTACTAAGCTAGAACTGTGCCAATCATGAAGGCCACCGATCCTTCCCCTTCAACTTGGGATCGAGGTACACATAGCCAGTGCGGTGGTAACAATCAGGAAGGCGAAGGATGGGGCCGAAGAACGGAGGCGGCCGGCTGGTGGGGAATTCCAAGCGACGAATGACTTTGGCGGAGTCCGCGCTCCAGCAACGGTGTGAGCCACCGAAACCGTGGTTGTAAACGTCGTTGTAGCAGCCGGCGCAGGCGGTGGTGGTTTTCATGGTGTGGCTTCGATAGGCGTAATGCTGGCCAATTCCTCACACACTATGTCAAGCCAGCGGCACAGTTCGCCAGGAGTTCGTTTTGAAAGAAGTTCCCAGCGTTCTTCCTTGGTGAGGTATTCGACTTCGACGGCTTGCCATTTGCCATCGCGTTTGACTCTGAGATAGGCTCCGGTCATAGGTTTTGTGGTGTTGATGATTACTTAGCTTGATCTGTGCCAACTTTAAGCGAAGGGAAGACTTCGTGCCAGAAAGTCGTCACGCTGAGGTCAGCATTGCGCTTCGACAGGACAATGTCCTTGTCGGCGAGGTAGGCGAAGTTGCAGCCCGCCGTGATCGCTTGTTTACCGTCGCTGGTGTTGCGGGTGCTCATGGTCAGGACACCGTCCTTGGAGCGGAGCAAGCGGCCGATGACTTGGAACGAGCCCGCGAGGATACGTGAGTTCTTTCCCATCAAATCCATGTCGCCGAGGTCGGCCTCTTTAACGTTGTCGTCAATGCTCTTCGGCTTGACGTGGCCGGTGATGATGAGGGTGTCACTGATCTCGGCGAAGGCCCGAAGGTAGGCGCTGAACTGGGCGCGGGGAAGATACCAGCCAGTGTTGTTGGGCATCATCGTGATCAGTTCGTTCATGGTCTGCGCTTTCGTGCCGGGGTGCGTGGCTTTGTACTGGTCGAAGGCTTTGGAGAAGCTGAATTCTTCGAGGATGCCCATGTGATCAACGCAGACGAACCGAGGCTTCGCCTCGGGTGGCAAGGCGCGGAACTCGGCGATGCCGGCGTCCAGGGCTTGCCAAGTGAGGTAGTAATCGTAGGTGCCGCCGCTGATCGCGGCCATGCCCTTGGGCTGCAACTCGAAGATGTAGTGATTCGGGAGCCCGACGAGAAGGGTGTTCTTGCCGATCTTCGGTGGACCGAAGAGGACGACGCTGTCGGGCTCGTGGCGTTCGGCGGGTTTGGAGGTGAGGGAGATCATGCTAGTCGCGGTTGCTTGCCTTGGGCGCTTGATGAGTTCCACCGGGCCACGCCGCGTCGTGCATGTCCCAGCCGTGGGCGGAGCCGACGAGGCGGTAGCCGTGATCAATGGCGGCATGGATGCCGACGAGGGGGTTGGTACCAGTGCGGCGACAGCGGCGGCCGGTGAAGGCGATGCCGCGGACGTTGTGGGTGTTTTTCATACGTTAGGAGTATCGTTGTTTACTTAGCTTGTTTCGTGCCAAAGTCGGAGGGTTGACCGATGATGTGAACGTGGACGATGCGGAGGGCGAACGAGCGTTGCCACGCGATGCAGGCGAGCCAGCCGAGCACGAGGCCAAGGGCGAGAGGGCGAAGGGTTTTCATTGCTGTCGGGCTTTGAGCATGGCGTCGGCGACGGTATAAGCCTGAGACGTCACTACATCCGCACCGGTCCAAGTTGATGTACTGTCTCTGTCTTTCAGGTCTCCGGCAACGAACGCACTCACAAGTGGAATTAACGCCTGCCCTGCGAACCAGTCACGGAGGGACATGCCGCCGTGCAGTGACGTGTTGGCGATGCTGCTTCCAAGCTCCTGGCACGGAAATGCCGGCCCACCGTCGTTTATGTTTGGTGTGTTCATATTATTCGTGCATCGGACTCCATGTGTTAGGCTTGAACGGAAGCTGTTGAGCGGCGCTAAGGCGTTGCTCCGGGGGGAACGAGCAGGGCTCGTTGAACGGGCAGAAGCCACACTCTGCGGCTGACTTGGGCCACACACCGGACTGGTAGGATGCGATGATGCTGATGGCGTCGTGCAGCACGCCGGCCCGCCACTCGTCAAGCTGCCACTGCTCGACGCGGATGGGGACTCTGAAGAATTCGTGCCGCGGCTTTTCGTCGTCGCGCCGCTTGCGTGGAGTCCCATCCTTTTTGAGAGGCTTTTCTTTCAAAGGCTCGCGCCAGCGGAGGATGTTCATGACGAAGCCTTCAGGCTTCACACCGGTCTGCTGCTGCCACGACCAGACGTAGCCGAGTTGACTCCTGTTCTGCTGCCACTTGACGTAAAGGTTTGACTCGGTGCTGTCGGTTTTGTGGTCCATGCACCATGCCAGGGTGGGTTCGCTGTGGTAGGAGATCACCAAGTCGCGCTTGCCCATCCAACGGACGAGCCACTCCGCGCCGCCGACAATGACATGGTCAAGGTCGTGGCAGAAGCCGGTTTCACAGTCCAAGACGTTGAAGGCCTCCGTGGGGTACACCTTCAAGTAGGCGTCAATGAGCTTCAACACTTCCTCCGGCGTGCGCCACGACTCGACGGGCGGGTTGTCGGCGTAGTATTGCCAGACGGCGGCGTCCATGGCGGCGCGGCAGTCCGGTGGGACTGCGCCGACTGCACATTGAGTGTACCTGATGCGGAAGGCTTCATGGCCTGCACCGCCCGCGCAGAGCGCTGCGGGCATCAGGGACGGAGCCAAGCCGGTGCCGCCCGCAACGTGTTTGAACCAAGCTTTTGTCGGACATTCACCCCAGCTAATTAGTGCGCTGCCGTCAATGACAAGCGTCTGGTTGCCGGGGTCGAAGGAGAAGGGTAGGAGTTTCATGGTCGGCTTATTCTGTAATGCCACCCACATTTCGAACACCGGCAATACCATACAGAATAACCGATTGTGTATTTATCCCGGTGTTTCCGGTGCCACAGTACACACCACCATTTCCTAATTAAGTATATAAACTTTGTCATGATGATTTTCTATGACGGACGTTCATTGTTTCGCGGCAGCGGTCGCAGTAATGCCTGCCCAACGGAGTTTCACCACCGCACTCAGGGCACTGGCCCAGCAATCGGCGAAGAGCGTGTGTCTTATTCTTGCCAAGCACTTTGGCCCGCGCCTCTGCAATGATACGTTCAGCGGCGTCACGAGTGGCGAATGCTTGCCTTAATCGCTGAAGGTCTTGGTGTGAGAAGGGGAGGAGTTTCACAGCGGGCCTTCCAGTTTGAAACCGGCCTTGGCAAGAGCTTCGGCCAAGGCGACAAACAGATCGGACGCTCTGAAGTCCTCGGAGACTGACTCAAAGATTTGTTGCATTCGTTTGGCTCGTTCGTAGCGGTCACACTCGACGGACGAGTCGAAAAGACTTCAGTCTTCGGCTTGGTAACGGGTGACTTGGACAGGTTTCATGGTGTGGGTGTCACTCCTTTCTCTACAACTATAACCTCCCACCCGTCGCGGCGTCGGCGCTCACGTTCGGCCAGGCTGGTGTTGCTGCTGAGCTTAAGCCACGGGTCGC